AGTAAAGTAGAGTAAAGTAGAGTAAAGTAGAGTAAAGTAGAGTATAGTAAACTAAAGTAAAGTAGAGTAAAGAATTAAGAAGCAATTTTTTCTCTTTTTAAAAAGAAATCCAAATCCAAAAACAGGTATAAAAATGAAACACCTACTTAAAGAATACCAAAGAAAACTGAAAACATATCAGGAGGACATGAATCAGTTAATCAGGGAAGGTGATGATGTATTGTCAATAATGAAACTCACCATCAAAATAAGATGCTATCGGGAGTTCATAAAAGACCTTGAACCATTGATGCCTGCTGATAAACCTATTGATCCCAAAATACTGGAGGCTGAAAGGAAAGAACAGGAACAACGTGAAAAAGAACGTGATGAAAGAGATGAGGCATTCAGAGCAAGGTTAATGGCAGAAGAAGAACCTGTCAAGTTACCTCCGGGATTTGAAGATTTTGAAGTATGCGGAGGGAAATAAAATGAAATTAATACCTCTCACGCAAGGACAATCCGCAATGATTGATGACTGGAATTATGATTGGTTGATGCAGTGGAAATGGTATGCCAATAAAAGTAGGGGTACTTATTATGCAGTGAGACATGAAAAAATTAATGATAGAGTGGTAGCAATTTTAATGCATCGGGAAATTATGGCTACTCCAAAAGGAATGGTTGTTGATCACATTAATCATGATGGATTAAATAACTTAGAGAGTAATTTGAGGAATTGCACAGAAAGCCAAAATCAGCGTAATCAAAGAAGAATGGAAGGAAGAGTTCATCTTTCGGATAATTATTTACCTTTACATCGGGTTAATGCCGATAACCCATCTGCTTTTTTTGATCATAGTCGCCCTCGGATTTTGGATCCGGGGGTTTGCTATCAGTTATCTTTTTATTTTAAATACGAGAATAAGAAAGTAAGTCACTATAAAAGACATGGACTTTCCTATATCAAAGAGTATGATACTTTTCTCAACATAAGAGCAAGATGCAATAAACCCCATCATCCTGATTATAAAAATTATGGAGCAAGGGGTATTAAAATTTATAAAGAATGGCTGTCTGATCCTAAATTGTTTATTGATTATGTAAAAATGCTTCCTGATTATGGAACGGCAAATTATTCTTTAGATAGAATTAATAATGACGGCAATTACGAACCAGGAAATTTAAGATGGGCAAGTAGATTAACCCAAAGTAATAATAAGAGAAAAAGTAATCAAAAATGGAATGGATATGGTTTTAAGAAGTTTCCTTGCATTACAAGCAGTATCTCCGGCTACTATGGGATAGCATGGAATTGTGTATGGAGTGGATGGGAAGTAAGGCTTCCTTTTAATGGGAAAAGGGTTTTCATAGGATCTTCTAAGGATATAAATATAGCACTTAAAAAACGGAATGAATTTATGCAAGAAAATGGAATTGAAAATTTAGACAGATATTTTATTAAGAAGATTTCCTAAATTTGACACAATGAAAAAGCAGATCATACAGGCAGTAGTGAAATTTTGGGAGTGGATTAAGCACTACCTGTGGACAAAACCAACGTCCAAACCTCCAAAGACAGAACCGATAAGAACCATGGCTACTGATGTGGCAAAAGATTATATTGTCATCACTTATCGGGGTCAGAGAATAAACATGCATCGTGTACGTGAATATCCGGTTTGGAAGTTAAGTTCCAGACATGACAAAAGAGCCACCATGCAGAGATATGCCAAACTTGAAAAGGATGGGTTGATTAAGTTCGTGGACATTGAGGGTCAATTGGTGTGTGTGCAAAACAGGGACTATCAGGCACGAGCTGACAAAAAGAAAGAGGGCAAATAATGGAAACTAAAAAGTGCCTCAATAATTTTGTGTTCATTAAATTGGATCCCGCGAACACCTCAATAAAACTCCGTAATGGTTTTCAGTTGTATGTTGATAACTCATTTGAACCAGAGAAGAACGCCACGGTGACAGGAGAGGTCATGGGATTGCCATCACATCTGAAATATTCGGGAAAGCCCAATCTGGACATGCCATGGGATTGTGACATGGAGATACGGATGCACGACAAGGTGATAATCTATTATTTGAGCGTAATCAATGCGCTGCGCAAGGAGAACATGCGGTTTGTTGTCGAGGGTGAGGATAAGTACATATTCTGCCCGTATAACACCATCTATGCAATTGTCCGTGGTGAGCAAATAATCCCAACAAACGGTTATGTTCTGATAGAACCCGTGGAGGATCCGGCAATAACACGTGAGAAAGACCGAATGAAGGCAATAGGCATGGAACTTGTTGTTTTGGACCGGAGAATAAGCAATCAGGTGACATTTGGTAAGGTGAAGTATGTAGGTAAGCCGAACAGGGCATATCCCGATGAGGGGCAGAGTGATGAGGGTGTTGATGTGGCAGTGGGCGATGTAGTCGTAATCCGAAAGACCTCAGATATTCCTTTGCAATATTCGCTACACCAACAAGTGAATAAAGGACAACCGCTTTTGAGATGTCAACGCAGAAATTTATTGGCAAAAATGTAAGATGAAAGCGAATAATTTTCATTCCAAAGAATTTACCTCCATGTTATTCAACGTGGATAAAGTTCCCGAAGGAACATCGGTATTAACTTACTATAAAGAGCTCAATAAGATCAAAGAGTTCAAGGCGAGTGCAGGGGAGAAGCTGGACAATGACAAGGTGAATCTCTATGTGCTACTGATGTACGACAAAGGATCTCCATACCGGAAAAAATACTCAGACATTTTGAAAAGGAAAATTGAGGTAGTCCATGATGTAGGTTTTGAAGTTAATGCAGAGGGAGTTTTTGACTCACCTGTAGAAGATTTTCTCAGAGGACGAAACACCATCGTGAATAAAAAGATAGTTCAGTTTGTCAGGATGCATCGGAGCTATAACTATAGCTACCAAATATCCATTGAGACGGCTTATGCCAATCTGATGCTTGAAATACAGTCAGGAGAGACAAAGGGATTAAAGACCCTTGCTGACATGAGAGATGATCTGGAACGCAACCTTACGGAGATGTTGAATGAGGACAACAACCCTCATCTAAAAGACGAAATTCTCCGATATTTGGAAGAGGAGAGATTAGCCTTACGTCCCGAGGACTACGCAAAGAAAGCGCAGGAGGTGAAGAAATGAAAAAGAAAGCAGAAATACCAAAAGAACATCAGCTTTTATGCAAAGGATGTGGTAAAATACTTGACATGCGGGATATAAATGTTTTATCTCATGGATGGATTGAAGGTGATAAAATTGTTTGTTATACTGACGAAGGAGAACACGCAATCCCTTATTCTGGCTCTCAGAAAATTGGAGAACCTATATTTTGGACACCAGACAAAAAACCAATAGATTTAAACTAATATGAACAGATTAACATTTGCACAGGCATCAATGGTAATTGAAAGTATTTATGAATCTGAAATCCCCTGCAGAATTGAGTGGGTATATGATGGTGGCTTTACATGGTCAATTCAGAATAAAGACTACCCCCGTTTATGGAAGGACGATGCAATGGATGGAGAGCAGAAGATACTTTGCGAAACACCTGAAAATATGTTGTTGAGGAATAATCCATTACTCGAAAAAGATTGGATTGCAAGAGGAAGTAATTATTCTTTTATTGATGCAATAACGGAATTAGCCGATAAGGTTTGCGAGTTATACCCTGAATCAAAATTATCAGAATGGTACGTTTTTTCTAATAAAACAAGATATTGACATGAAAATACGTGGTTTCTGGCATATTTACATGATCAATTCCTGGTACACGATTGTCACAGATCAGATGCGCATTTTACTGACATCCGGCTTATATGATGAATGTGAAGAAATAAGCATAGGGTGTATCGGCAGTCATGTAGAGAGGGACTTTTTACAGAAGTATGTTGTGGACGTGTACCCGAAACTAAAGATAAAATATCATTCTGAGAGGGCAGAGGACTATGAGTTCCCTACACTCAGGCTTATTGAGGCAGATGACAGCTACTATGTAGGCTTCTATTTCCACACCAAGGGAGTAACAAGACCTTTTGAAGGTGTCATACAGCAGTGGAGAACATACATGAATGAGATGGTGTTAAACAGGTGGAGAGAACATAGGGATAGGGTAGAGAGCGAATACGAGGTGTCATCCATGGGATACTTGAAGTCGCCAAACCATTTCTCAGGTAACTTCTGGTGGTTTCGGAGAGAGTACATCAACAGGTGTCCTCCGATTGATAAACTTGATTTGAAGAACAGATTCCACGGCGAACAATGGATATGTATGGGCAAACCAAACTTTTATTCCATACCGCACGTAGAGCCTGGGGACGCAATATTTCCCATTAAATATAAATAGCTATGTATTCAGGAAAGACAGTTTTAATCACAGGAACAACAAAGGGAGTAGGCTCGGCACTTACTGACCATTTTATTAAAAACCATGCTTATGTCATTGGATTGTCGTCAGTCGGAGATATTGATGATAATTACAAGTGCATAAAAACAGACCTTTCAAAGCCAGAGCAGATAGAAGATGCTTTTGAGTTTATTAAAAAAAGTTATACTCGCATCAATATTTGCATTAACAATGCCGCAATTCTTACATCACAATATGCCACACGCATGTCGGAGGATGACGCAGAAGGAATGGTACTTATAGATTTACTTGCACCTTTCCTTGTAGCCAGAGAATCCGCAAAACTGATGAAGAACGGAGGACAGATAATAAACATCAGTTCAATGGCAGTCGCACTTGAACCAATGGGAGACTCCATGTACGCAGCATGTAAAGCCGGACTCAATAAGATGTCGAACATCATGGCAAAGGAGTTTGCAGGATTCGGGATAACGGTGAACACCCTTGGAATATCAGCTATTGACACGGACATGTCACGGCAGTTGAATAAAGAGAAACTTGACAAGGTGGTTGCAGGACTGCCAATACCAAGATATGCCACCATGGATGATATCACCAATGTCATTGACTTCTTTTGCTCTCCAAAAAGCTCTTACATTACTTCGCAAACGATATACCTTGGAGGGGTACACGCATGACAGGAATAGGGATATTAAGATCAGCAAGTTATTTGCCTCTATTTGTTCAAAGCAATGAGTCCGTATGTCGGGATGTGGAAGGACTGACACCTCAGTGGATACTTGAAAAAACAGGGATTAAAAAGAGACATCTTGCCAATGGTGAAAGTCCGTCAATAATGGCAGGAGTCATTGCAAATAGACTGGCTTATGGACTAAAGGGCAGTATTCCAGAGATAGGGTTAATCATAGTATGCTCTTTCAGTCAGGACTACATGCTACCTCCTATGTCAGCAAAGGTACACTGGTCAATAGGTGCTCCAAAGGACTGCCAGATACTTGACATCAACACCAACTGCACAGGAATAATAACCGGAACAACAATTGCAGTAGAGAGGATGAGGGCAAACCCAAAGATTAAGTTTGCAATGGTCATCGGTGTTGAGGTGCTTTCAAAGTATGTTGACAAAACAGACAAGTTCACCGCACCATTTTTCTCAGACGGAGCATCAGGGGTATTACTTGGCAGGGTGCCGGAAGGATTTGGACACCTGAACTCATTCTTTTGCACCGATTCATCAGCATACGAAGATGTAAGATTGAAAAGAGGAGGCTTTATTGAGCATAACGGCAAGGAGACATGGACTCAGGCGATAACCAGTGTGCCGTATGTGATGAAAGAGTTGTGCCACTCATCAAAAATAGCCATGAAGGACGTGGATTTCTTCATATTTCATCAGGCAAACAAGGTGCTTATTGACTACATCATGGATAAACACCGGATACCCCACGAAAAAACCTACACTAATGTAGAGGAGATAGGCAATACAGGGGCAGCGAGCATAGGGATAGCCTTGGATGAGGCATTTCGCAAGGGATTAATCAAGTCGGGCAGTCTATTGATGCTCGCAGGGGTGGGTGCAGGATTTAATTTTGGAGCAAATCTATGGAAAATTCAGTAGATTTCTTAAAACAGGTGTTGAGGGTGATTGCAGAGAGAGATTCTTTGCACATGAAGACCCTTAAACGTCAGGTAAGCCTTGGCCGTGAGTTTAATATCCTGAAAGACCATGTTTGTAGTTATTTTAAAGCATCAGGCATAAGTGCAGACACCGTGGCAAGTGATTATCTCCGTATGATAGGCGACATGAGGCGAGAAGGCGGCTATTTTGTCCTGTACGACAGCTATTCATGCAGAAACCAAGCGGAAGCGTATCAGAAGGTGTACTCCATGCCGGAGGTAATGAGATACTACATGAACGCACTACTCATATCGCAGTTATTATGGAAGCATCACTTCAATATGCTCAGGTATTTTAAAAGAACATTAACTGCTTTTATTGGGAGCCACGGAATTTATAGAGTATTGGACATTGGTGCCGGACATGGACTATTTTCATGGGTGGTAAAAACAGAAAAACCGGACTATTCACGAATAGACATCGTGGACATAAGTGATACATCTCTGGAAATGACACGAAGAATGGTAGGGGAGGACAATATACACTACTTGAATTTTGACATCTCAGAAATAAATCCCGAACTCAAATATGAACTGATAATACTTGGAGAGGTACTTGAACATCTTGACGACCCTATTGCGATGCTTAAAAACGTATCAAGTCTATTGTCCGAGAGAGGCATGTTATTCTTTACAGTACCTACCAATGCGCCTACAATAGACCATGTTTATCTTTTCAGGAGCAAGGAGCATGTATTGAGAATGATTAATGATGCTGGATTATTATGGCTTACAATGCATAATGAGAGGGCAGATGAACAGACAGAATTAATCGGAGCATTTTGCATAAAAAAATGAAGTACGAAGAAATTGAAAAAGGACAAAAAGTGTCCAAAGAGGTTAAGATATATCAGGATGATGTAGATGAATTTATTTGCATCACAGGTGATAAAAATCCAGTACACATTGGAGAAGGGGCCATTGTCCATGGGATGTTGGTGGCATCATACATATCTACTATGATTGGGATGCATCTTCCCGGAGCAGGAGCAATTATGGTTAGACAAAATATATCATTTTTATCTCCTGTATATGTGAATGATGAATTAACCGTGGAAGCACAGGTAATGGATAAGATGCCAAAGTTTAATCAGATAAAACTTGGTATAAATATATACAATCAACATGGAGTAATGGTATTAAGTAGCACTTCATTGGTAAAATGTCAATAATGAAAAAAGCAATAATCTTTGATTGTGACAACACTCTATGGCAGGGAGTGGTCGGAGAGGATAAGATCATCCACGACACGGAGATACAGCAGGACATCTTATTTTTTGCCCACAAGGGAGTGATAATAGGCTTGTGCAGCAAGAACAATGAGCAGGATGTACTTGATGCTTTAAGAGGGGTGCTCAGGGAGGAGTTCATATCGGTTAAGCGAATCAACTGGAAGGACAAGGTATCAAATCTAAAAGAGATTGCACAGGAACTTAACATCGGACTCGATGCAATGGTAATTGTGGACGACTCGGAATTTGAGAGAGAGTTGATAAAAAAGCAGTTGCCGGAGGTCATTGCAATACATCCAAAGGACTTGATGATAACTGTACTTGAAAACTTTGATCTGACAGGGAGCATCTTAAAAACTCAGCAGTACAGGGCAAATTATCAACGGGCAAAGGCACAGGAACAGTTCACAGACATCAGCGAATATCTGAGGTCACTTGATATGGTGATTACGGTAAAACTCAATGACACGTCACAGATACCCCGCATAGCAGAACTGACACAAAAAACCAATCAGTTCAATCTCACTACACAAAGACTCACTGAGGCAGACGTAAAGGATTTGATGATTGAGTCAAAAGTTTACTCATTATCTGTAAGGGATAGATTTGGGGATAACGGACTGACAGGAGTGTGCATTATAGTTGATTGGGACGCACCCGAATATGGGATAATAGCTGTATTTTTGCTCAGTTGTCGGATACTTGGAAGAGGGATTGAGTTTGCGTTCATGGATGCGATAATGAGAGACCTTAAAAAGTCAAAATACACGCACCTGTATGCAGAATACATCCCGACACCAAAGAACAAGCAGGTTGAGTTATTCTATCCAAACTTAGGGTTTGAGAGATGTAGCGGAGACAAAGATGAGTACGTTTATTGTGTTGACATATTGAAATACGAATCAAAAGCAGCAAAACATTTCTGTTATGAATGAAAGAATAAAGGCGATTATGGCAAAGGCATTCGGTGTTCCCGTGGAGCAGATTACCGATAAGTCGAATCAGGACACCATTGAGAATTGGGATTCATTGCGCCACATGCATCTCATAGTATTCCTTGAAAGGGAGTTTGACATCACCATACCGGATGAGATAGTCGGGAACTTGATCAGTTTTAAGTTGATTGAAGCCACAATACAAAAATGCCATGGAGAATCCACATAATGTCACTAAACTATTTGAATTGGAGATTGCCAAATACACCGGAGCACCGTATTGTGTCACCACGGATAATGAGAGTAATGCTTTGTTTCTTGCATTAAAATGTGCAAACATTACAGGGTTAACGATATCCATCCCTTGTCGCACATACATGAGCGTTCCATGCGAAATAATTCACGCAGGGGGAACGGTGAAATTTTATAACACAGGGGAAAAAACCCTAACAGGGTGGTATCAATTACATGATGTCAACGTAATAGACTCTGCTTTATGCTTTACCGCAGATATGTACGTTCCGGGATATTTCATGTGTTGTTCATTCACCGGAGCTTTCAAACACTTGAATTTAGGTAAGGGTGGTTGTATTTTGACAGACGACATGGATGCTTATGAGTGGTTTAAAAAAGCACGTTTCTCTGGGAGAAATGAAATTTCTTACCATGAAGATAATTTTACGGATTTGGGATGGAATTTCTATATGAATCCAATGATAGCAAGTCTTGGATTGCTTAATATGGCAAAATTTTATAATCTCGATGGGAGCAAAAAGGTTATGCCAAATATTACATTACCATATCCAGACCTCAGTAAATTCCCCATATACACGAAACCATGAACATAATCATCATAGGCACAGGTGCAGTAGCATCAGAACTGCAGTGGTTTGACATGGACATCAAAGGTTATCTCGAATTTGATTACAACATCGAAAAATATTGGAAGCGATACCAGTTAAAGGAACCCATACTCGGAGACATTGACAGTTATGAGATACAGGAGGATGACCGCTTTGTGATTGGGATGACAAACATTGAGTTCCGGTGGAAGATGATTGAGAAAATGAAGGCACGTGGAGGCAAGTTCATCAACCTATTACACCCCTTGGCAATAATTCAGGAGCCATCGGTTATGGGAGAGGGCAATATTGTACATCCATACGTGATGATAGGTGCAAACACTGAGATTGGGGACTTCAATCACTTTTGTCCTCAGTCAATAATCGGGCATGACTGCAAGGTGGGGAATAACAACGTCCTGTCAGCCACAATACTCTGTGGCCACGTGTCGGTAAACTGCAATAACTTCTTTGGCATAAGGACAGCAGTTGCACCTCATATCCGAATTGGCAGGGATAATGGCATACATGCGGGGATGACTGTGGATAAGGATATTGAGAACAATACGCTACTCACATACGAGCCGATAACCAAGGTGGTCGTGTCAAATTACCATAGTAAATGAAAGAACACATCTGCATATTGTGGTGTTTTAATAACTATGAACATATCGTTAAGTGCTTTGAGAGCATTTATATGGATGCAGTGGATTATTTCATCATTGAGAATCCAAGTCCAAACAGTCCTCAGATAGAGGCATATTTCAAGGATAAGAGACTCGCAGGATACGTCCAGTTTGAGGAAAACATAGGGGATAATGCGGTAAAGCGATTTCTGAAAGACTATCAGATGTTACTCCGGCAGTATTCATACATCACATTCACCGATGGAGATTTACTTATAGACGACATCACATTCACCTTTGCAGAGATGGGAGGTATATTGGAGAGACCGGAGATAGGAGTGTGCACAGTCGATTTAAAGATGACTAATTTTCCGCATCATTTGGCAAAGCCTTCCGATTGGCTACCAAAGCCGACTTTTATTGGGAATAATTATGTGGAATGTCTGACAGGAGCGCATCTAATGACTCTAAAGAACAGGAATCTTGACATAATGCTCAATGCCCCGAAAGCATTAGACAATGATTTTCGCATGGCATGTGCATCAAAGAGGCTTAAATGGGTAAAGACAAAGATCAGTAAAGCCTATCACCTGACGTGGGACTATTATGTGAAGGGACACCCGTACTATGAGTTCAGAAAGAACAATCCTAATATTTTCAATCAGACAAAAACATGTAACTACCGCAAAATAGTATGATAGTCCATTCAAGAGAATCCGTCATCCTGACTGAGCACATCAGTAAAACCATAAAGACATTCCACCATCATTTCCATGTGTTGTATGACATCGGAAGGTTGTTTCACGGCACAATAAACTATGTGGAGATAGGATGCTATGCCGGAGCGAGTGCGTGTCTTATGACTCAGAGACCCAATACAAATGTGTTCTCAATTGACACAGGCATGCCCATAGCACCAGGAACCGCCACAGCAAATGTTTTAAGGCACAATGTTCTCGGAAACCGATTTGAGTACATACAGGGCAGTTCACATGATAATGCAGTTTTCAACAGGTTACGAACAGCACTCAGGGGAAATGGTATTGACATACTCTTTATTGACGGAGGACACTCATTTGATGATGTCATTCAGGACTTCAATATGTATTCGGGATTAGTCAAGGCAGGAGGATACATAGTTTTTGATGACTACCTTGACAGTCAATTCAGTCCAGAAGTAAGACCTGCAGTTGATAAGGTGCTAACAACATTACAGGGAGGATATGAGATCATTGGCTCATTAAAGAATGAGATAGGCGCATTTCCGAAAGAGATAACCAATAGTAATTGCTTCATCCTGAAAAAGAATAATCCGAAGATTGGCATTGTCATCTCCACGTATATGCGCAGGGATGGTAAGACACCCGGATACCTTAACCGTGCATTATCAAAGATCAGCCTGCAGACATTCAGAAACTATCAGGTATATGTTATGGGAGACCATTATGAAAATGATCAGGAGTTGAAGTCGGTTGTGTCACCTTATCTGAATGTGAAATGTATTAATCTTCCGCATGCAGTAGAACGTGAGAAGTATCAGGCAGGGAGCATGGAACTATGGAGCATAGGTGGCAACACCGCAGTATTAACAGGCATTGCAGAGGCATTAAAGGACGGGATAAACTATATCTGTCACCATGACCATGATGATTGGTGGGAACCAAATCACTTGGAGTTGATCAATAAGGTCATCGAAGAAAAGAATCCACTGTTTGTCTGCACCATGGCATCATACTCAAACATTCACCTGCCATATCTTCCGAAAACAGATCAGGTGATTGAGTTTCTTCCCGTACCCGGAGGAATGATCTGCTCGAGTTCATGTATAAAGTATTCCGACACCCAATTAAGGGCAAGGGATGTGTTTGAAGCAACAGGGAAAGCCAATCCTGCCGATGCTGATCTATGGGAGAGGCTTGCAGCAGAGATGAAGGCAACAGGCAAAAAAGGGTATCTTATAACGACACTCACATGTCACCATGACGAAGAAGGTTATACCTTGCATGGCAAATCGACACCACAATGAACTCACTCGCACTCTTAAAACGATATTACAAGGAGGTTGATGCTCAGATATTGGCAGGGTATCAGGATGCGGAAAAGAGCGTATTTGTGAACACCGATGACAAAGACCTTATCCCAATAGAGATAGTCCTTCCACAGCCACCGGAGCCACACCTGATAGATAACTGGGGACTTCCTGCAAGAGAGCAGATGTGGCATCCTCCCAAAATGCCAAAGAGACTGAAAGAACTGCAGTCGAAACTTGAAACCCTTGACGATATATGGGCAGAACTGGAAGCACATCAGGATATATACGAGGAAGAAATTGCGTTTATAAAACTACAATGGGACAGGAGGCTTAATGGCTATTGGTTTTACAATAACGGAGTACCTACATATATTGACGGATGGCATCATTTCTATTGTGGATGGTGGAGTATTGATGTCGGACTGCCAAAATATAGGGATAGGGACAGGAGATTCTTTTTATTTGCACGGAAGATTTATACTGAGACAAAAGCACCCAAGTGTGACGCCAATGGTATTGCCATTACAGATAAGAGAGGCAACTATGAATGGACAGAGTTTAAGAGGAGGTTATTCTATGGGTTCAACTATCCCAAGCACAGACGTGAAGGAGCAACATACAAGGCTGAGTGCATAGGTTATGAGATCATAAGCCGTATGCTCAATGCAAGAGGGGGTATTCAGTCGATGAACGACAAGGCTGCCAGAGCGTGTTTTCTGGTTCATCTCGTACAGCCATGGAAGAAGCTGCCGTTCTTCTTCAAACCTCTTTACGAAGGATCCACATCACCAAAAACAGAACTGTCATTTGCACCTCCGTCCACAAGACTTTCATCACGTGGCTCATTGTCCATGTCTCAGTTAGGATTGGAGTCGAGTATCAACTATGCCGTGGCAGACCCAAGGGCTTATGACGGATGGAAACTCTATTTTCACCACGATGATGAGGTGGGAAAACTTACCGAGGGACTATCATGCTGGACACGTCACCTTGTAGTAAAAGAGACATTGGGAGAGGGTGTGAACATCAAGGGGTTCACCATAAAGACATCTACTGTTGGAGAGATGGAAAAAGGGGGAGGTCGTGTGTTTAAGCATCAGTGTGAGATGAGTAATTATTACCGGAGAAACCCCAATGGTCAGCCGGAGTCAGGACTTGCCACATTGTTTATACCCGCCTATGATGGATTGGATGGGTTCATTGATGAGTACGGAATGAGTGTCATCCACACACCAAATAAACAGCAGAGAGAGTACATCGGAAGTGACATTGGAGCAAAAGAGTACATCTTAAACCAGAGAAAGAGTTATTCCGCAAAGGGTGATCAGGAGGCATTGTCTGAGGAGATACGCAAGTTCCCGATACGGTTTGCAGAGTGTTTTCGCACATCAGCCAAGTCATCAGGGTTCAACATGAACAAACTCGAATCATATATTGATGAACTATCCTTCAGCAGACAAAATATAGCAGTAGGCAACCTTGTATGGAAGGGAAATATCAGGGACAGTAGGGTGGAGTTTGTCGCTAATTCACAGGGCAAATTCAGGATAAGCCACCAGCTAAATGACAATGAATCGAATAAGAAGTTTTGGAGTGACGAGGAGGAAGGGTGGAAGCCTGCCAATGCCCATTGGGGAGTAGCCGGAGGAGACCCGTTCAAGTTCAACATCACCAAGGGAAATCGCAAGTCCAAAGGAGGTGGTGCAGTAGTCAAGAAAGGGATGATAAAGGATGGTGACTTCGCGATGAAGCGTAAGTTTGCCTGCACCTATGCTCAGAGGACATACGACAAGAACATCTATGGAGAGGATATGTTGATGATGTGCATCTATTTCGGAGTGCCTATGTTCCCTGAGATTGACGTGCCGTTCCTGTGGGACTATTTCAGAGACAGGGGTTATCAGGGATACTTGCTTTATAAGATGGACCCGAACTCATTCAAGATAAGCAACACCCCCGGTGACACCGCAAACCGCACTAAACAGGACATCTTTACAGAGTACATGACATGGATTGAGAATGAAGCAGATATAGAGAATCACACTGAGATATTGGAGGAGTGCAGGGATATTGATGGCCCGGAGGATATGACTAATTATGACCTATTCACAGCAGGGGGGTACGCATTACTTGGCACACGTGGATTATTTGATGAGATAGCACAGATAGATGAAAAGGGGTACACCATGGACAATTATTTAAAGAAGATCACTTACAGTTCGCTGAGAAGTTATTAACTTTACTCAAATTTCTAACACATGGCAGTCGCATTTGAGCAATACATAAAAGGTGGATATGCCTTTCCAAAAGACGACATCAATCCAGATGATAAGAATGAAAAATGGGGCAAACAGTGGTGTGAAGCCATGTATGCTCGCTGGCGACAGGGCAAAACAGCCATCCCTTACAGTGCCATTGATGAAATAAAGCATCTGAGGTTACTTGCAGATGGTCGTCAGAGTCCCCTTAAATACCAGAAAATATTAGTTGACGTAAGTGAAGCCAATGGCGCAGTCACCGGATATATGAACATCAGTTGGGAGGTATATTCTGTGATGCCTAAGTTCCTGAGAGTGGTTGAGGGCATGATGGAGCAGACCGATCATCAGGTGGTAGCCACAGCCGTTGACCCATCCAGCACCGAAGAAAAAGAATCTGCAAAACTGGATATGCAGTACCGGATGAAGTTCAAAGAGACACTTGACTATATTGACAAATCCATGGGAATTGACCGGTCAGGTGAATACGTGCCTGAGTCAATGGAAGAGCTGAATCTGTATGAAGGAGCAGGGGGATTTAAACTTGCCAAGGAGACAGAGATCGAGCAGGGACTTGACTATACATTCTACATATCACAGTGGAAAGAGATTAAGAAACAGATCATACGTGACTTTTGCGTAATCAACTGTGCAGCAACAAAGGACTATACCGATCAGTACACCAAGAAAGTAAATGTGCGATATGTTGACCCCGGAGTCTTTGTAGGTCAATACTCAAAGCACAATGACCACCGCAACATGGAATATGGTGGCGAGATCATCCAAGTAACAATATCAGACCTTCGTAAACTTAACCCCGATATTCCCGAAAGCGAATTACAGGCATTGGCAAAGCAGTATGGAGGAGTAGGAGGTAACCCATCCCTTGACAGTTACAGTTACGATGACGATATGCACACAGGCAACTATGACGGATTTCTTGTTGATGTCATGGATGCAGAATGGTTCTCGGTAAACAGCAAGTATAAGACCAAGAGAAAAGCACCTGATGGTACAGAGAACATGTATGATGAGGAGTTTGGAAAAGTCTATAACACCGATAAGAAGAAAACTGAGAAGTTTGACATAAAAGTTGTTTATAAGTGCAAGTGGATTATCGGTTCCGGTTATGTTTATGATTTTGGCTTGCAGTATGATGTGCCACGTCCGGGCAAGAAAGAAGTGGAGTTGTCATATCACCTTTACAAACTACCATACAGGTCACTGGTAAGTTTGTCAGAAGCACATCTTGACCAGATGGCACTCGGATTTTATAAGCTGCAGAACGCAATAGCCATGGCATCACCTCCGGGTATTGCCATTGAGTTCACGTCACTTCAAAATATGACCCTTGGCACAAACAAGATGCAGCCATTGGAGATATTAAAGATCAAGAGGCAAACCGGAGACTTGATCTGGAAAGCCACCACACATAAGGGTAATCCCAATCTCCCTGCAGGCAGAAACCCGATACAGGAGTTACAGGGAGGCATAGGCGCACAGCTAAATGAGTTCCTGACATTATTCGAGTTCAACACCAATGCTATACGTGAACTTACAGGCATAAATCAGATTGCAGACGCATCCGCACCTAATCCCGAGATGTCGGTAGGAGGGTCGGAAATGGCACTTGCAGCAACTAATAACGCACTCAGACCTATTTACAGTGGCTATATTGACATTAAGGAGCAAACGGCAAGGAACATCTCTCTGAGATTACAATTGCTTATTGCCCATGATAAAGAGGCTTATAAGGGTTATATGCCCGTGATAGGCACAATAGGGGTGCAGGTTATAAGCGTAGGCGCAGACACCGTGGATGCTGATTATTACATCAAATATGAGGCAAAACCCACGAAAGAGAGGAAAGAGATCATCCGTCAGGCAGCAGTACAGGCAATGAATCCTGACCGGGATGGTATAATCGGGATTGAGTTGGCCGACTTTTTGATGATCGAAAGACTTCTTGAAGGAGGTAGTTTGAAATACGCAGAGGCATTCTTGAACCACAAAACCAAAAAGAATAAGGAAAGACAGCAGAAGTTACAAGAAGCTAACATGAACTTGGATAAACAACGGGAACAAGAAGCAATTAAGCTGAAAGATGAACTTTTAAAAGCTGAGGAAAAAGTTAAGTCAGATGAGGAAATAAGAGTTTATGATGCTAAAAAGCAGATTGATGAGAAATATGCCAAGTTGCAACACGAAAGAGACATGGAAAAACTTGGATTACAGAGCTCTCTTAATATCATCGAAAAGACATCAGAGGTAGAATCGGCAGTACCCGTATCATAAGTTTTATAAATTTGTAGAACCTAAAATAAATAGACACTATGGCAAAGAATGACGGCAGAGACGCAGAGATGAACGCACTCTTAGAAGTACAGGGAGTGGATCAGGCATCAATAACGGCACAGTTGAACAAAATTAAGGGAGTAGAAACACCTGTAATAGAGAAAAACCCGGAAGAAAAAAAGCCAGAGGAGAAAAAACCCGAGGAGATCAAGCCGGAAGATAAGTCAAAGAACGTATCCGATCCAGAGACTATCCGCACTGACATGCTCCACGAGATGTGGGGAGATCAGTTTAAGACGGTTGAGGATTTTAAAAAAGCAAATATACCCGCATCACTTCAAGAACTGGTGACTCTGAGACAGAAGAACCAGGAACTTGACGCACTCGTTAAGGCAAAACCAAAGCATCAGTTTGCAAATGATGACATTGCCAAGATGAATGAGTTTGTAAGGGAGACGGGCATCAAAGACGTTACGGTTTTCAACAAACTAAATGCAGCCGACTTAGCAAATATGTCTGACATAGATGCGTTATCGCTGTATCATGTTATTGAGAATCCACGTCTTGCAAGCGAAAGTCCACAGGAGATACGAGGGTATTTCGAGAGGAAATACAATGTGGACAAAGCAAAAGTAGAGGCAGGAGAACTTACCGAGCAGGAATTGAAGTACAACCAGATGGATTTGCAGATTGAAGCTGAGAAAGCCAAAGGGAAACTTCTTGAACTGAAAGGCAAGATCAAGATGCCTGAACCCGTGGCAGAAGAAGCCATGGCATCAAAAAAGTGGACGCCTGAAATTGAGACCAAACAGAAGTCCGTATGGTCATCGGTAAACGAAAAGATGGGTGAGGAGTTTGCAAAGATTCCAATAGTCCTTAAAGGAGCCAAGGAACCAATTGTCAACTTTGTATTACCAGAGGAGACGAGGAAGTCAATACTGCAAAACGCCCTTGATTATGTAGTTAGCAACCAGTTGGAAGTTAATGAGGATAATGTAAAGAGTGTAGCAGGCGCAATGTACTCCGATATACTATTTACTCACAGGGAGGACATCTACCATGCCATATTTGAGCGTGCAAGAAGTCTTACTGAGGAGGAGATATTGAAAGTTTACCATAATCCTTCAAAAAAGAACACCGATGCTCCACCGCCCACAGGAGGAAAGGATAAGTTGGAGGAACAGAGGCAGGCGGCCTACAACATTGAGATGGGCAAGTAATTTTTAAGACAGTAATCACAAGAGGCAATGTATTGTTAAATAGTATTCATTAAAAAATTTTAATACAATGGGACCAGAAGCTATTGCTCAAATATACGCCTCGGACATCATTTCAAACTTTGACCTTCACAAGCCAGAGATTCTGAATACCCTGTTTAGCAGGTTTGGTGATCAGGGCGCAAGCTATTTTCAGTTGATCAGATCCATGGGATTTGAATCCCCTGTAGCGAACGACACATACGGACACTTTGAGGACAATCATGTTCACGAGGTAGTTCATGTTTTGGCAAACGTGGGACAACCCGCAGTCGGAGCGAATATATCGTTCACACTCGATCCGGTTGACCTTGATGCAAATAATAATTTTTATGTTAGGCTTTGGGACATTATGATGTTTCCGAATGAAGTTACAGGGTCAGTGATTGACCTTGACGTGACCGTTCCGGCAGCACCCATAATCACCGTAAGGCTTAATGAGATAACCGACCAGTTCCCTGCACTCACAGCGGGAGAAGAACTGATAATCACATCCAGTGGTTTCTCAGAAGGATCAGGACAGCCAGCAGGCGCAGTATCCGGCACATGGGAATATGATAACGATGCTCAGATCATAAAGGAATCCATGGGGGTTACAGGTTCGGAGATGGTGAATCAGTCATGGGTAACTGTGACCAGCGAAGGACAGGCACTTCCGGCATTCTATTTCAAAGGACAGATTGATCTTGACTACCGCTTGGCACTGAAAATTGATGGTGCTTTGCTTTGGCAGAAGAGGTCAACTAACGTTATCACTGACCCTGATACAGGTCGTCCAATCAAGACCACAGAAGGTCTTATTCCTTACATCAGACGAGTAGGAAATGAGCAGACAAGTGTTGATGGTGCATTTACCGTGGATGAGTTTGACGAGATGAGCAACACCCTTGACAGGGAGTTTGCAGGAAACCATATTCTCGGACTGCTTGGCATATCACTGCATCAGGACATCGAGAATGCTCTTGTGGCTTATTTCCAGAACACCAACATCCAGTTTGCAAAGCAGGCAACCAACGAGGTTCTGTTCAAGTCAAACGAGGCTCTGAGTGCATCGGTGAACTTCACCTATCTGACAAAATCAGAAAGGACATTTATGTTCAAGAGAATGGGCGGATTCAATAACAAGAAGCTCGCAGGAGCAGACGGTTATTCTGCACGTAAGATGGGAGTATTCCTTCCCCTGAACAAGAAAAAAGACCCCAAATCCGGTAATATGGTTGACAGCATTGGTACTCGTTACCGTGCTCTTGGCAAGTACAGCCGGAGAATGGAAGTTTGGCAGGTAGGCGGTGCAGGTGAAGGTCTGAAAGTGACTGACATTGATGAACGCAACACATACCAGAGATGCCATATTGGTGCACACCAGAGAGGTGGAAACCAGATGGTCATTCTGGAAGCAGTTTAAGGTTTTGTAACCACAGGAGAGGGATGAGGGGAACTTCATCCCATCTTCTTTAATATTAATAGCTATGTTATACAAAAATGATGAAATCTATGATTTAAGAACCAGACCAGAAGAGATTAAGAAGATTGAAAAGTATTTTCACGGCAAATTCCCGGTCAAGGTAGTGTATCCTCCAAACAGGATTGTTCCAAGCAAACTGAAGCACAACCGCAAACCTGACAAACCCAACTCCATCTCATTTGATTTAAAAGCCATCGTTAAGACTCCTGACGGTACGGAGGTATGGAGATATGCAGAGAATGTCACGGTGAATGAAAAAGGAGTCAAGAGGTACACCCCGAAGAAATTCCTGTTTTTTGGCTCAAAATGGCTGAAGCGCAATGACATCGAGCTCATCTATTTCCTTCTGAGAAAATCTGAGTATCGCCTTATAAGCGAGGAAGAACTTAAAGCAGACCCAAAACTGGTGCAGTCAACATCACCAAAGTTTGTCTTTGAGGATCTTGTCACCGAGGCAGAAAAGAGGGCTGAGAAGAAACGTATTGCCACCAAGATTGACGGACTACTCTATGGCGAGGACTTTGGATTATCAGAAGTCAAGTTACGTGAGGTTGCCAAGGCATACTTCATTCCTGGTGTTGATGATTACACTCTGGCACAGGTCAAGTGGCAACTCGAGAATAAGGTTAATGAGACCAAGAACGGCCCCGATGAGTTTTTCCGCATGGTAGGTGCAGATGAGGAGATCAAGACACGGGTGTCGATAACGAAAGCTGTTGACATGCAGATATTGGTTTACGAGAACACCGGAAAGATGAAAAGATGGGTGTGGAAAACCAAAGAAGGTGTTGAGCAGATATGCAAAGTGCCACCAGATAAGAGTCCAAATGAAGCCTTGTATGAACATTACCTTGGAAACGAGGGATTCCGTCAGGACGTACAGGCTGTATTGCTGACAAAAAACCCCAAGGCTGGCAAGGATAAACCCAAAGATAAAGAGGGCGAGGGGGACGAATAATATTCTTTTTTCTGAGTGCTTTCATGTCAGGCCGGATTTTTTAACGAGAATCCGGCTTTTTTCATTGAAATGATTTAACTTTATGCGAGTTTTGTAAGTAAGTAGTAACACGTAAAACGTATAGCCATGGAGATAGAAAATAAAATTATCGGCAGTGAAGGTCGTCAGACAGTTGTTGGTGTCGGGCCACACGCAGTAAAGACCGGATATAAGGCATACGGATGTTCTGTGAGAGTCGATGCCACCCAAATCAAGTCTATTACTCAATCAGGAGTAGCAGTGGTAGATGACTCCAATGAGAATATTGCACTCATAGTGAATGAGTACATCCCGTTTAATCCTCCAATAACATCAATAACGCTCAATGGGTTAAATGATTCTGTGGCCTTATGGCTACAACCATTAAAATAAAATATAATGGCCCCGGTTAGCGGAATATATCAAATTCAGTCTAAGATTAAACCCGAAAGGATTTATATCGGGAGTGCAATGAATATAAAAGATAGATGGAAAGTCCATTTGCGAGATTTTAAACAGAGAGGACATCATTCTGTTAAGTTTAAAAACCATTTTAATAAGTACGGAGAATCCGATTTGATATTTACGATTATAGAACCCTGCTTTTCTGCGTTTTTACTTGCAAGAGAACAATATTATCTCGATACATTAAAACCCTATTTTAATTTATGTAAAATTGCAGGGAGCAGGTTTGGTGTTAAGGGGCAGATTCCATGGAACAAGGGGAAGAAAGATTGTTTTTCAGATGAAACCATACAGCAGATGAGTAATTCGCATAAAGGACAGTCTCCTTCTAATAAAGGTACTAAAGGTGTTGTGATCGCATGGAACAAAGGTAAAAAAACAGGAAAACCTTCATGGAATAAAGGGATGAAGAACGTAATATCAGAAGATACTCGGAAGCGGATGAGTGATGCAAGAAAAGGGAAATATGCAGATGCAAATCATCCCTTCTTCGGGAAACATCATAAGCCGGAATCTAATTTAAAAAATAAGATAGCTCATATAAATAAACTAGTATCAGAAATCACCAAACAAAAAATGAGCAATTCTCGAAAGATAAGAGCTATGAGAGAAAAGGAATTAATAAATTTAAAACCATAATCCAATGCCACGGATTAATACTAACATTGGAATCAATGCCGGAATAGGAGGTATTGCTCGCTCCGGTGCTTCATGGAGTGCGTACTGGGCGACACTGATTTCAGCAACAGTTGAAGATGCTGCACCAGCTGATGTTGTTTTGACATTCCCGACTGCAAAAACTTCTTTAGTTGCAAGTGATTTTACTATTGCAGGGAAAACTATATCAGGAGCCGTATGGGTTGGTTCTGTCTTAACTTTAACAGTATCAGTTGCTTTTGTTTACGGTGATACTCCGGTAGTTACTTTTGTTAAGACAGGCGAAACGGCTAATGTTACAAATAATATTGTAGGCATTGGCTTTAAAACAGAATGGGTTGTGTCAGGCGATTCCGCTGCAAGAACTATTACCCTCCCATTAGTGAATACAAGAACTGAAGGAGCTTTGGCATATAACTGTGATGTTGATTGGGGTGATGGTTCTGCTCATTCGACAGTTACCGCTTATAACGATGCAGCAAGGGCGCATACATACGCCGCAAACGGAACGTATCAGGTTAATATAACTGGTACAATGGAGGGGTGGAGCTTTAATAATGGTGGTGATAAATTGAAAATCACAAAGGTTATTAACTGGGGTACTGCCGGGGTGTTTAATGGGTTTAAATATCTATACAGTGCTTTTTATGGTTGCATTAATCTTACATCACTCGGAACCGGAAAGATACTTGCAAGCGGAACAGGGGTATTGACTCAGGGTTTTGCTCAATTCTGTTTTAATTGTAATACATTAACGGCTATTCCTGCCGGATTGTTTGACAATCATACTGCTATAACTACAACAGCCTTTCAGAGTGCATTTAATCACTGTATCGTACTTGCAAGTATTCCGGCAGACTTGTTTAAGTATAATACACTGGCTACGACATACGCATTTAATATGTGTTTCTTCCAGTGTTACTCCATAACAACCGTTCCGGCTGATCTATTCAGATATAATACAGCCGTAACTATATGGGGATTTAATCAGACATTTAGGGAATGTTCGTCAATAGTTACACTACCTGATGATTTATTCAGGTATAATACTACATGTACCACTTATGCTTTCAGAGATACTTTTCAGGGATGTTCGTCACTTTCAGCAATACCACAAGATATATTCAGGTATAATATTAATGTATCTACTCATTCGTTTGAAGGAACATTTATTACATGCACCTCGCTTACAACTCTACCAACAGACTTGTTTAGATATAATACTCTTAACGATAACTTTTTTGTAACATTTCAGGGGTGTTCAAATCTTCAAACATTATGCCCTGACTTGTTTCGGTATAATCTACTTGTCACAACGGATGGATTTGAGGGTACATTTAAAGATTGTGTAAAATTACAATTACGTTCAGATATTTTCGGGCCAGACTTAACTACAAGATTTTTGTATGCGGGAGTGAGTGATTTTACGGAATTTATTAATAGGTCTTCGTTTTCAGGGACACAAGGAACTGCCCCTGCTTTATGGAGTGCTGTATTCCCTGAAGTGTGGGAAGTTAACGTTCGTCCATCTGTTGCATGGGTAGCGGGTGATATAATTACAGGGCAAACAAGCGGTGTTACAGGTACTTTCTGTGCATGGTATGGATCATGGAAAATACTACTAAAAGATGTAACTGGAAATTATGCTCTTGACGAAATAATAGGCGTTACAGGAGTACCAACAAAATTAGCTAATCAGGGTGCAGCATATCCTGTTGAAACATCTCCATTAATATCAACTGACTGCTTCAATGGGGCGGGTAATAGCTTAACGAGCATAAGTAATTACGGGGATATACCAGTGGGATGGTTATAAATAAAACCATGACAGACAATTCAGACTACCGGCTATATTTAGAGGCTCAATTCGAAGGGCTTAGTGATAAGTTGACATCTATAAACGATCATCTGGCCAGACTGAACGGATCTGTGGCTAAACATGAGTTGAAAATTACCGAGAACCTTCCGCATTCTGTTGTTCATTGCGTTCAAAAAGATACTATTGAGGAGTTAAGGGATGAGCTGACTGGCAAAAAAGCACTTGATAGAAGGGCAAAAGATGACAAGGAAGATCGCAAGGCAAGTGCCGGACGATGGATAGTGATATTTGGGATTGTCGTTTCTATTGTGCTTGGAGTGTTTAATATACTCAGAAATAAAACCGTGCCCAATGATGTGGCAATAATCAAAAAGGAGACTCAGAATCTTGGCACTCCGTTTATAACTAACAAAAGAGGTGATCCGGTGTTATTCAATGATACAACTAAGATTTATTACTGGCCTACTGATTCGGCTTATATGTTTGTGATTACAAAAGTGAGGAGTAAGAAGTGATACTTAAATTCTTAATACTGTCTTTGATTGTAACTTTTTTGTGGTACTTAATGTTTAGAAAGAAATAACTAATTCTTGAAATTATGCAGATAGGAAATTCAAAGTACAGTATAGGTACTACAAACTGGAAAAACAGAACGCCTCAGTTGATAAAGTTTACTTGTGATTTTCTGTTATTCGCAAGTCTTGTCATTAGTTCATTATGGACTGATGTAGATTGGGCATTGAAGGTTAGTATATTTGTCAAGTTATTATCTAACTTTATCTCTGAACACATGCCAGTAGCAGTACAGGCACAAATTAAACAGAATCCAATAGAATCAGCAAAACAAGTATAAAATAGGGAGGGACGTGAGATGACATTGGGGCAAATTTATTCGTTAATTGAACTGATAGTAAACAAGGACTTTGACGGGCTGGTTGTTACACCCGAAAGATTCAATTTGCTTATTGCCACTGCTAACATAGATCACTTTAGAGATAAATATGGGCTGCCAGAAGAATACGCACCAGGAAGACCGATAGCAAGTGAAGGTTCGGAGATAACCCTGAAGAATATTGACGATATGAAAGCCTTTAAGGTGCGTCTGCCAAACCGAACTGTGACAAACGGAGTGATGGACTTTCCTTCCAACTACGTTCATTTAATGACAGTAGTTTATAATTTCTCAAAGACCATCAACGGTGTTGCCACCACCCTTCCAAAGCCAGTAGAGATACTCAGAGAGGCAGAGTTCGCAGCAAGAGAGGGCAACTATACCAAGAGACCAACAACTGCAAGTCCTTGCGGAATTATTCGCAGCGATGGAATACACATAAGACCTTTGACAATAGTAAATTCGGATTTAAATTACTACAAATTTCCGGCAACACCGTCATTCCAATACACTGAACATGATGGGTATATTGTGTATGATGCTGCCACATCAACCGAACTGGAATGGCCAGAGGATGAAAAAATACCTATAATGAGGCGGTGCTTGGAATATATTGGAGTAAATTTGCGTGAGTCGGATATTGTGAATTATGCAAATGCCAAGATAAAAGAAGGATAACATGAAGAAAATAAACTTGGTTGACAATATTCAATCGTGGCTTGCATCTGATAATGCGGGTGATTTGAAAGGACAGTACCACCCAGAAGAGATTAAGGTATGGATGTCATCTGCATTCAATAAGATCATCATCAATGCATGGAGAAACGGAAAGAAGTACAATGAGTTCAGTCAGATTGACGCATGGAGTAAGATGTATCCATGTGCAGTAGCAAGTCAGGTAGGCACAAAGGCTCATGTATTATTGCCATTTGCTCCTGTTCAGTTGCCGGAAAATGCAGGGATAAGACAAATTTCAGACACCGATGATCCATCAAATGTGTTTGCGCCAATGGAGGCAACGGCAGCAGTAGTGTTTGCAGAACTTGAAGTGAATACCATGGATTCGACACCCACCTACTCGCTTGAACAAAACTATCTGAGCACAGGCGCAGGAGAAGCAAGTCACCTACTTAGGCTCGATAAACTACCTGTGGCTCCTGCTACATTAATAACAAGTGTCGATGCCTTATTAGTCCAAAATCTGGATCAGATTGACGATTTTGATGACCTTGCCCTGCCCGAGAATGGGGAGGATGATCTGATGAAGATGGTTATTGAAGTGATGCGAGGCAAACCTACTGCTGACGTGTCGAATGATATGGTCATAACTAAAAACCAATAAGCAATGTCAACTGCCATACCAAAGACCGCCGGACTTGTGACACTGAGATATGTGGTCATGTCGATGCTTAACAGACTGCAGGACTATAGTTTAAAATCGTACCTCAGATATATGCAGATTGCCATTGAGGGATTCTCGGAAGAACTTTCTATGTATCATCTGGACTCGGGTTCAGAAGTAGTTTATCTTCACATGAGTGCAGCCAAAACAGTTGCATTTCCGGCAGACTACATAGATTACATCAAAATTGGCTACCCGAGTGAGGGCAAATTGGTGGTCATCACAAAGAAAGATAGCATATTACTCCCAAGGGTATTCGATGATACAGGAGAGGAAATAGGCAATTATTACGGTGCAGCCATTGGAGCTGCTGATGTAGCAAATATAATCTACTTCCAAGATCACTGGAAAAATGGTGTTTTTGTTGGAGGTTTATATGGACTACCCGGAGCCATTGATGATGCATATTTTCGTGAGGACAGAGAGAACAGGCAGTTTGTGTTCTCAGGCAGCACCCCAAGGTCAGAAATTGTTTTGGAATATGTCAGTACCGGATTAAAACCCGATGGTTCATCTCTGATACCACGTATATGCGTTCCTGCACTCAGAACTTATGTTCTCTGGCAGAAGGACGAAAATGACCAAAGGATAGCTTACAACGCAAAGGAAAGGCTTAAAACAGAACATGAAGAAGCGATTGAAGCATTGAGGTCACATGAGAACGCATTCACAAAAGACGAATATCTCAGGATGGTTTATAGTACTACCTATCAAGCCCCCCGCAGATGAAAAACCAATCTGGCATATATAAGATTCAGTCTAAGATTAAACCCGAAAGGATTTATATTGGAAGTTCTTTAGATATAACTCATCGGTGGAGAGAACACTTTAAACATTTAATCGACAATAAACATCATTCTAAAAAACTTCAATATCATGTTAATAAATACGGGATTGACGATTTACAATTCTCAATTATTGAACCTTGTTTTTCTGATTGGATGATAAACAGAGAACAGTTTTATATAAGTAAATTGAAACCATATTTTAATATCTGTAAGATAGCAGGAAGTTCTTTAGGACGTAAATTATCAGGAGAAACAAGAAAGAAGATTGGAAAAGCAAATAGTAACCCATCGGAAAAAACAAGACAAAAGATGAGGGAATTTGCTAAAAACAGGATATATTCAAAAGAAACAAGAGAGAAGATGTCGAGGGCTCATAAGGGGAATAAAAATAACTTAGGGAGAAAAATGTCTGATATGCATCGAGAGAGAACTCGCATTGCAAGTACAGGCAGACCAAATAAGTATAAAGGGACTCATGGACGCTTTTCAAAAGAGACTTTAGCGAAGATGTCAATAGCAAGCAAAGGGAGACCTGGTCCATGGAAGGGTAAAAAGATGCCGGAAGAACTGCGAGAGAAGATGAGTCAGTCGCATAAAGGATTTAAACATACAGAGGAGAGTAAACAGAAAATGCGGAAGCCGAGATCCTCCGAGGTAAAGGAAAGATGTCGTTTATCTGCATTAAAAACATGGGAATTAAGAAAATTAAAAAATAAAATAGAGCAACAAGAAGCATCATTATGCAATTGAAGGATAAGAAATCATTTAAGATTGGCTTGAACAAAGACGATGCGCCTGCCGATTTGCAGCCCGGAGAATATATCGAGGCTTTAAATATCCGTGCTTTATCCTCTGCATCTCAGAACGAAAGCGGAAATGCTGAATCATTGCAGTCTGAAGTTTGCATTTTAATCAATCCCAATAATCTCATCACATATTATGGATCGAGTATTGGTGGACAATTTGTTTATAGTGGCTATAATGAGATAGTTATAGGCACTCAAACGTGGATGAAGAAGAACTATGATGGTGAGTATCCGGGCAGTAAGGTATATGATGACACTGAGGATAATGCAGACATCTATGGGAGGCTTTATACGCATGGTCAGGTAATGACAGCAGGCTTTTGCCCTGATGGGTGGAGAGTACCTACGGAGGCAGATATTGACACGTTATTAACATATCTTGGTGGTGCAGCGATAGCAGGCGGAAAATTAAAGGAGACAGGGGAACAGCATTGGACAGACCCGAATACAGGGGCAAGTGATCTTTCAGGATTCCGTGCAGTGCCCGGAGGTAAGTTTGATTTATTGTTTGACCTACTTGGAGATAATTGTCTTTTGTGGCTTGCTGATGAGGGTGAACCCGTGGCTCCGGTAGCGATAAATGGGAGTGTGAAGACACCTACGACCTTTATAGCAAACTGGTTGGCAGTAGAAGGGGTGACGGGATATTATCTCGATGTAGCAACGGATGTGAATTTTACTGCATTTGTGGCAGGGTTTAACAATAAGGATGTAGGCAATGTATTATTTGATACAGTCAGTGGATTATCACCTCTGACACCATATTATTACCGTGTACGTGCATATAATGATGTTGGTACAAGTCCAAATTCAAATACCTCGACTATAACAACCCAAGATGGAATTATTGATGCAGATGGTAATGTTTATACTTATGTTACTATTGGTGCTCAGCAGTGGATGGTAGAGAATCTAAAGACAACTAAATTCCGAGATGGGTCTCCAATAACAGAAGTAGTTGGTAATGCCGCATGGGCAGCATTGATAACAGAAGGATATTGTGCTTACAATAATGATCCTTTAAATATACCTGATTATGGATTACTTTATAATTGGTACGCAGTAGATCATCACAATGTTGTTGCAGGAGCCTATCTTGCACCTACGGGATGGAGAGTCCCAAGTGATGCAGATTGGTCTGCTTTAATGGCATTCGCAGGGGGCGATTTTGTTGCTGGGGGGAAACTAAAAGAAATGGGATTAGATCATTGGACAACACCAAATACAGGGGCTACAGATGAATATGGACTCAAATATATGCCTGGTGGTTATCGTGGCAATGATGGTGTGTTTTATCAAAAAACTAACTATGGTAATAAATGGAGTTCTACTGTGGCAGGGGGAGCGAATGCATGGTCTCGCTATATTTTATGGAATAATATTCAAGCATTTAGAAGCGATATTAATAAGTCAGCTGGATGTTCGGTTCGTTGCATGCGGGATACGCCTTAATAATTAAGAATGAGTTCATACGCTAAAATATTATCCCTTTCATATGACAGTGCCGTTGCAACAAAAGCATCAGCACTGAAGACTTATTGGAGGTCTGTGAGGCTCATAAAGGAAGATGGCGCAACGACTTCTATTGACCCTTCTTATATCACAAATATCCTGCTGAATGGTAAATGCATTGATCCAGAGACAAGGTGTTTGTATGTCTTTTATATTGACACAGAGAGATATTCAGCATGGATAATAGAGATAAACATCGACACCCGTGTACAGACAGTAGTTTATTATGACCAGTATAATGACATAGGCTTCAATGCTAAGTATAAGTTTAATAATCCACGTGTGGTGCATGGAAGACTCGTATGGACGGATAATCTGAATCCAATCTATCAGATGGACATAGCAAGAGCAAAGAAGTCATTTTTGCTTGGCATCGGTTATGGTCAGTACCCTCAGACATTAGAGTGGAGTGCGATAGAAAGTTATGACATAGATCAGATAGTCAGCAATGGCAATGGTTATTACAAGAGTCTTCTTAACGCAAATGTAGGCAATGAACCAAAGTCAGATGCAGGGACAGCATGGCTTAATCTGAAATGTCTCATTGAGGATGCGTATTACTCTATGGATGTGAAGAACTTCTATTTTGAGGCAGCACCACCAAAACATCCTCCGGTAGTCACCTATGAGTCAGACGACACACGCAAAATAAATAATCTCAGGCAGACATTATTTCAGGTGGCATACAGGTATGTGTACATGGATTGGAGAAAGAGTACCTTTTCTCCGGCAAGTATTATTCCCGTGCCACAGGCAGAAGAAGAAACAGCCACAGGCCTTGCAAATGAGATGGTGTCATTGAACAACAAGCTACAAATAACTTTCGACACAGGAGGAGAAGAAGTACGAGCCATAGAGGTTATAGGCAGAAGCAGTCAGGACACATCAAAATGGTTCCTTATAGAGACAATAAATAAGTTTGAGGAGCAGGAGAGAGGCAATGAGATTTCCCGAACTACTGAGGCAGGGTATGTTGAATTGGCATTATCCGTGCCGTTGCCATCAGTAGAAAACTCAATTGAATCATTGCCCGAGGAGGTTGGATTAGGATTAACCCCCCTCACCCCAGATGTGTTTATGTCCTATGTGTCAACCATCCCTGCAATAGCTTTTGGAGCAGCAGAGGAGGGATATGATGACAGGGAGGAGATAATCATAGATTGTTCCCCCGTATCTTTGTTTCTGACTTCATTTCCATCATGGCTTACACTTCGCAATGGTGGTGGTTTTGACATGTCAGCAGGGATGACCATGGTTAATGGTGAAGTAATCGCAGTATTTCCCGCAACAGAGAACACCGCATACGTGGCAAGGTCGGGATACATTGTTTTGACAAACTCTTATGGTGACAGTTCATCAATACTCGTTTCTCAGGCAGCAGCAAGCCCTCCCCCTCCGGTAGCAATAGTCTGTACAGTACAGAAAGACCCCGATGATGCAAGTCCTCAGACTATAACTAATAACTCCGCTTCGGCAATGAGCCAGAGCAGGCTTGTGACGTTGGTATTCAGAACTGACAACTCAGACTATAATCCTGGTGATACATTTACGATGTATTGGAGGGCAGATATAGGGGTATTGCCGTATGGTGGTGGTAGTTTCTCAGTGACCAATGGCACTATAAATTACCCAGTACCGATAGCATTAAACAGGAACTTGGTGGCAGGAGAAACGGTAGATGTGTATCTCTCAGCAGTAGATATTCAGAAGGCAGCGAATACACAGATACCATTGGGACTGACACCAATTAAGCCAAGCATTGTAAATTCAAGTGTTGCTGCATCCGCAAATCATCTTATATGGACAGCAGCAGAATTTGGTGTGGCAAACAAAGAGGATTTGATTATGGAGGCATTACCGTATAATGCTTATATGAGTGCAAAACCGGATTGGCTCACTGTAAACAGAAATGGTGACTACCCTATGTCAGAAGGCATGTATTTCAATGATGGTGACACCCTTGAAGTATATCCGACAGAGGAGAACATCGGAGGAGCAAAGCCATCAGCACCGATAACCTTTATGACGGATGCCGGAGATACAATATCAGTATGGGTAGAGCAGTCAGCAGCAGTGGTCATACCTCCGTCAGATGTCACCTGTTATGTAAGCATTGACATGGATGAGCCTACTGATCTGAGGATAACCTCAGGCGCAGGGGTTGTGGCAAGTGGAGGCACGGTAATCAGGGTCACGGGCACAATATCTTATGATTTTGGCAACAGTGACCCATTCATATTATGGTGGAAGATAACCGTCAATGGTGTGACACGTGGACACAATGCCACCTCGCAGGATGTTTATAATGGAGCATTTGACAGGTACTTTGCAGCAGATGTAGCGATGTACACAGGAGACACAGTAAGAGTATATTTATCAACAGTCGAAATAACTTAAATTCAAAATATCATGGCAAGTCTTAGTTGTATTCCAAAATTTGTAAAAGATGAGATCACTACCGCATGGAAGAATGAATCTCTGAAACTCATGTTGCTGAAAAATACCTTTACTCCAAATGCCGCTACGCATCAGTATGTATCTAACCTTGATACTGCAACGTATGAGATTGCAGCGACAACCGGATATGCAGCAGGAGGAGTGGCTATTGCCGGAAACGCATCAACAGCACATGGTAATAACTATTTTCTTGACGCAACAGATCAGGTGATAGGGCCGGGAGCAAGTCTCAATTACCGTTATTTGGTAGTATATGCCGATACCGGAAACCCCGCAACATCAAAAATTAGGGCAATCATTGATCTCGAGACAGACCAGATTGTGAGTAATGGCACAAGCACCATCACATGGAACGCTCTTGGCATAATCTATGTAAGCTAACACACTGATGATAGCAGCACACAACTCGGATTATAATCTTGCATTCTATAATGATAGGGTGAAGGAGATCATTGATGCAGGGGTCATTGCCGAACCATTTACCTATGTCCCTCCACTTGCAGGACACATGGAACTGGTAGGGGGTAATGCTCTTGTCTTTGGAATGATAACCGAGGGGTCTGATGTGATTCAGCCGGACATTAACTATGAGATTATCTACACAGACGCAGGGAGTGTAGTACCATCTACTATACTTGATGCATCTCCGGTACAAACAGGATCATCTATTGGAGTTGACCCCGCAGGTCACTGTAAAGAATGGGAGATTGTGACAGCAGTAATGGCAATTACAATCCCTGAGAGCATAGTAGAAGGTGGCACTTATTTTGTGAATGCAGTAAACGTCATGGATGGCACTGATTTAAGTGCTTCGTATGTAGCAAATCCCGGAGACACATTGGCAGATGTAAAAGCAGGACTGTCTGCAGCAATGACTTTGGCTGGGATGTCAGTTGTAGCAGGATCTCCTTATAATCAGATATACATGGACGAGACAGGGAGGACATTCTGTTTTGATCCTTATGAAATAAAGGATTTGACAGTGATGTTTGATTATCTTACATTGACTGCATATATATCATCATACGGATTTACATCAAAGTTCACGGACTTAAAATGTGGCGCAACCCACGGATTCGGGATTGTTTATAAAGATAGGAGTGGAAGGCAATGTTCAGTAGTAAAAACCAAACTTCTCGACATCTATATTCCTTTCTACTCTAAAGAAGGAGGTCCGGCACTTAATGAAATAGTCTCTTTATTATTCAAGATTAAACACACCCCCCCTGATTGGGCAGAGACATACGAGATTGTGTATTACGGGAATATCTCTATGGATTATTTTGTACAGATTCGTGCTGATAATATAACAGGGATAGGGAATAACCGATATGCTCTTAATGTCACCGATACATTTGAATGGACACAGGGCAAGAATAACAGGTGGAAGGTTCCTACTTATGTATGGGAAGAAGGAGATAGGATAAGGCTTGTAGGGACTATTGATGAAACCACAAGTTATGGAGAGGCAATAGGTAGTGATTACGTTTATGATTACGAGATAGAATCCACAGGGACGCAATACGGAGATACCATCGGAGGCGATTGGCTTATCTTTCAGGCAGTAGAACACCCTACTCCATTTGAAGGTGCAGAGAACATCGTAGTCGAACTATATCGTCCACGTAAGGGATTAGGACAAACCGTTGCTTATGGTGCAGGAATGGTGTTTGACATTGCAACAAATGAATATGGGAAGAAATATCACAAAGGAGATGTTGATCAGATATTTGGCGCAAACGGGGTGTTGGTGCAAGAAGCGGAGGTTAACAGCACCGCACATGACTGTTTCAAATATATCCGGTTAAACTATAAACACGCATCGAATCTCATATATCCATTTTGGGCAGAGAGCATCTTTCCGAGTGATTGGTGGAGTGATCAGCTTATTGCGAACAAACTCACATCTCAGGGATTCCCGTTCTTGGATGATCTGAGCCAGAGGCAGACAGTATTGCATGAGAGGATAAGAAACGGAGGATTTCTGATAACAGGGACACGCACAAATAACATTGCTCATTTTGTCTATGATGATTTTGTTGACCTGCCTAAGAAGAATGGTGACATAACAGGACTGAGAGAGGTAGGGTTCACCTTAAAGATCATCCAACTATATAAGGAGACATCTATCTATGTAAACAGGATACAGACCTTTAATCCTGATGGTACAGAGCAGTTCGTACTTACTGACCAGTTCCTTGCAGAGACACGTCCTATGGAGACTGACTATGGGTGTCAGCATCCCGACAGCATAATGGTAAATGGAAGGAATCTGTATTATTGGGATAACAGTCAGGGAGCTCTTATAAGATCAGCACCCAATGGACAACTTGCATTATCAGGACCCGAATATAAGATGTCAAGATGGTTTAAAGACCTTGTGGCATGGATAAGAACAACAGGGGGTGGAGATGCACTTGTGGTGAACATCGGAGCAAACAATGAGTTTGAAGAAGTATGGGCAACATTCCGTCAGGGAGATGAGATCAAGGGCATCGTATTCAGTGAAAAGAGAGGGAGGTTTGTCACGGAGATAGATCAAATAACCGAAAGCTACCTTCACTTAGGTAATTTTTTCGCACATTTGTATCATCAAAGACTGTGGATTATGAATATGGATGAGGGACAGGATTATCTTTCGTGGTCAGGAACATCCACCTATGCAGAGATAGAGGTCGTTTCTAATATGGAACCTGTTAAAAACAAGGTGTTCACAGCCATTGGAGTTATTGCTGATCATCTGCTCGAGTCACTTGCAAGGTATGTGTCCATCCCCGCAGAAGCATCAGCAGCCGGAGAACTTATGGAAAGTAATGTTCCGGTATTTGAACGCAGAGAGGGAGTTTATTTTGGCAAGATAATGAAGGATGAGAACTCCAAGGGGAATTTCCTGACATCACTTAGCCGTAAACTTAATGGAAGGGAGATGAGAGGGAGATTCTGCTTTGTCAAACTCAGGACATCAGAACATGATGAGAAGGTCAGGATTGATTCGATAACAGTATTTTCAACACCATCAGAACGTAATATTTAAAGATATGACATGGGCACCCACACCAACTAAGTATGCTGCAGCCAATCAAGGGCAGTATGAGAGAGGTCAGAAATATGCCGCATCATTGGCAGGCAATGCAGCAAGAGCCGGATTAGGAGTAGCCACCGGAGGCACAAGTGAGATTGTTGCACAGGTGCTTAACATCCTGCCGTCAATATTTCAGGGAATAGTCGGGGGGAGGCAGTTAAAGCAGGCAAAGGAGATGGAGGCAAATAACCCACGTCCCGAAGCCGTTATTGCACCGAGTGTTGATAAACTTGTTAATTACTCGTATGGAAGGACGCTTGCAAATGACATCCCTGGTGGAGAGATGTACCGTAATGAGATAAAGGGAGCCACGTCAGCAGGATTAAGAGCAGCATCAGAACTTGGAAGTGGTGCAGAGGCTTATGGCATGATGGGTGAACTTGTAGGTAGGCAGCAGAATCAGTTTGGAGAGATGGCAAGAGACACCGCACAACAGATAGCCGGTTATCAGGGAGACTACATGAGTGCACTTGGAACAAAAGCAGGAGAAGAAAACCGTGTATGGGAATGGAACAAGGCCGATCCGTACTTGCAGGCTGCACAGATAGCACAGATGTTAAGGGACTCAGGAATGAAAAACATCAACTCAGGTGTTAAGAACGTACTTGGTTCGGGTGCAGAATACCTCAGTTCAACAAATCAGGACTTCAACTCATCCCTGATGTGGGGTAAGGGAAAAAATAATGCGACAGGCAGCATTGACCTGAATAGTATTTTGGAAGCGATTAAGGGACTTGAAAAACAATAGACACCATGGCTAAGACAGTAGATCCCTCATTTCAGGCAGCACCTTATCTTGGTGATTCATCCCATGATCCTATTGAGTTCGCTCGCAGGCAGAATGCAATTAAGTATCAGCGCAAGCGTGAACGTCAGGATGAGATTGAAAGAAACACCGCAAAGGGACTCGATAAGTTAATGATTGACCTTGACGGATGGAATGACAAAGAGGGATTCAGGGAGGTCATGTCACGTCAGCAGAAAGCCAAGGATATGTACATGGAACTTGCCACCAAGGGAGTGAACTTTGTCAATCCTACCACAGAGGGAGAGGTCATGGCATATAAGGCACTCACCGACTATCAGGCAAAGACAAAGGAGATGGCTGATCTGCGAAACGCACAGAAGGTAAAAATTGATGTTATTGAAAAACTGAGAGCAGAAGAGTTTAAGAAGCCGGAGAATCAGCGATTTGTTGATTGGGATGCTACTCAGAAGAATTTAACAGCAGGGCTTAACAACAACACCCTTGAAGGAAGAGATGCTATCTTAAACACCGCATTGGTAATGAAACCCACCATTGGTAATGTGGATAAGTTTGTTGATGACAACAAAGATTATGTCACTCAGGTAATGGTTGACCCCGAATCAGGAGTGCCAAATGCAAATATGGAGAGGGCGCAAGAAGAAGATTTAGTGAAACTATTTGAAAGGATGCCAGAGCCGGAGTTACGTGCATTGGAAGCAGAGAAAGCGAAAAATACCAAGTATAAGGTAGTACCTCTTAAAGATTACTTTGTAGCCAGATACAACAGGGCAGCAAGTGGAAAACTGACACGTGCATTACAGGAGAAGGATGAAGGTGGTGGTCTTAATATCACTTTATTTGGAAGTCAGAAGGCGAAGGCGCAGCCCACAGCGAGGAATGATCAGAAAGTACGTCTTGGAGACAGGGATTATGATGAGCATTATGATTTTAACATAAGAACACCTTTTATTGGGATACCCATGAGCGATCTTGGTGCTGATGTATTACAGGGGGGTAAATGGGAGAAAGTGACAGACGCAGGAGGCTTGGTTAGTGCTCAGTTGAACTTCTATGACCCGAAGACTGATTCATTTATTTTCACATCAACATCAGATTCACAGGAAGCAGGAGTGTATAGAAAGCAAATATTCTCCGTTCCACGTGAACGATTAGGTGATCAGGCTGGTGATCTGCCAATAATAAAGGATGATGGCAAGGCAGGCAAGTTGAAAGACATCTATGGAAAGCAAGACCCTAAGACAATAGGAAGAGGCACTGTACTTAAAAATAGCGGAATAACATGGAAGTAAAAGATGACAACTTACGAAAGTATTACGACTATTTGGTAACTGCAAAAGCAGATGTGCCGAGTACCTACGAATCATTCTCTTCAACATTGGCTGATGAGGCAAATGCAAAACAGTATTATGACTATCTGAAGGCTAATAAGTTTGATGCTCCTGATACCTATGAGAGTTTTTCCGAGACATTAGGATTAAAAAAAAAAGACTTATACAAGACTCTTGGCTTTGGCAAAGACTTGGTTCTCGAAGTTTTTGGCGAGGATTCTTCCCCAAAAGAGAAACCCGAAGTAAGCAAGAAGCCATCACCGTCTGAACTGGCAAACTTTAAGTTTAATGAGCCACGTGATGTAGTAGGTCACGCATTAGACACGATGCCTGCACCCGAAGAAACAGACTTCAGCAAGTTCATCAAACCCGACACATCATTAAAAACACCCGATTCATCAGGCTATCCTCAGACTACCATAGAGGATGTTCTGGCAAAAGGACTATTGAAGTCACCCGAAGTAAAAGAGGAGAAACCTACAATACAAGCATATCTTACCGCATTGCCACAAGGCTTTAATCAGAGAGCCGCACAAGCCATAAGAATAATCGGTAATGCAGTTACAAGTCCTATTGAATCCGCAGCATATTTAGTTGAAAAGGCATCAGGAAAGAAAGAGGGCATTTCAGAACAATATTTACGAAGTGCGTTTTCTAATGTGCCACTATTAGGTGCTTTTGCTAAGGATGATTATGAATTACTTGCAAATGCCCTTGAAAAAGCGGGGAATCCCGAAGCAATACCGAATGATCTTATTGGAAAAACCCTTGCATCTACAGGGAGTATTTTGTTTGATCTTATGGCTATAAAAACGCCTCCGACCCCCAAACTTGCATCATTAGCAAAATATGGAATGGAAAGAACTCCATTATTCCCTGCATATTTAGGTGTAATGGAAGGAGGAGAGGCTGCAAGAACAGGGAAATCTCCGGGCAAGGTAGCATTATCTACAGCCGAAGGTATTGCCAATGGGCTAACCTATGAAGGTATGGGAATTGTAGCAGGACGTGTAGGTCAACTCGTAAAGGAACTTGGAGGAGGACAAACATTATCGTCAACATCAAAAGGACTTGCAAATAGCATAATGTTCGGTGCCGATTCAAAGTTAAAGGGAGGTACATTCATGGAAGGAGCTATAATGGGAGGCTTATTCTCAGGATATGATATTGGCATGGAGGCTATGAACAGGTCTATTGCTCACAGGTCGTACATTTCATACCTGACCACCACGGATAATGCCATCAAGACAATATCCAAGATGCAGGTTGACCCGATGAAGTTACGGAAGCAGTCTGATGAGTTGTGGAATGAGTATGAAAAGGAAACTGATCCAGAACTGAAAAAGAAGTTACTTGATGAAAAGACATCCATTGACAACATCATCAGCGTAAATGCCATGACTCAGGAAATAGTAAAGAATCCCAAGGCATTCATTGATAACATACAGAATGACCCGAAGCTATCTGCAAAGGAAAAAAAGATATGGACTGACAAGATCAACACCACAGTAAAGGAAGCCGACCCACGTATTACAGAAGCAGAGCCGATTGTGGATGACATCAGGAAAAAGGAATCCGAGTTGCAGTATTGGCAGGAAGATACCAGCACCGATCAGAAGATAAAAGATGCAAAGGTACAGTCTATCACAACTCAGATCGAGGAACAGAATAAGGCACTTGAAACTACTTTAAGCAAGCCATTGGAGGATTATGCACCCAAGAAGGAGAAGAAGTCAGAGAAAGCACCGGAAGAAGTAACTGATGAGAAATTGGCATTAGGTGACAAGTCATTTGCTGACAAGAAGGAACTTGCTACCTATCTGGAAGATGTTGCCATTGATAAAAAGAGCGGTGAAGTTGATGAGAGGTGGTTTGACAGAGAGGTCAATTCATGGCCGTCACCCGAGACTGTTAAGGCAATCAATGAATGGACGGAGAACAAAAAAGCCGAGATAAAGTCTAAGCAGAAAGGCAAAGAGGAACCCGTTGAGACAGGACTTGTTAAGACACCCCAGAAAGAACTTGAAAAGAATGAACTTATTGACGCAGCACGTAGTTATAGCATCTTATCCGCATCACAGAAGAAGAAAAATGCTTTACAGGCAAACACCATAAGGGTAAATGCAAAGAGACTTGGATATGAAGTAAAAGAGGGCGATGAGTGGAAGGTAGGTGTTATCAAAGATGGCAAATTTCTTGCTCTCAGAAAAGACCCGACAAAGGTTGATAAGGTTAAGATTGAATCACAGAAGCCACTCTCAGAGAGAGATGCTGAGTTTCAGAAGTATGTTGCGGATGTATTCGATACGAACCCCGATCTCTATGGTGTGATGATAGGCGGTCTGAGTAATGAACAGAGGGCTCAGGCATTCCGTGACATCAAAGAAGGAAAGAAATCCACCGCATCAGCACAGGCATTGAATGAACTTGAACGCATGTATAAAGAGCATGGAGGTATTGACATCTGGAATGCAGAAGGAAAGTCCAAGGTATCAATATCCCGTGATGATATACGTGCAGAGAGGGAGGATTTGATAAAGAGAAACCGTGCAGAACTTGATAATTACTCATACACCGATGCAGATAAGGCACTTGAAAAAGGATTAATAACTAAAATCGAATATGATGAAATCACAGAGTACATCAGAAAAGCAGAACAAGAGTCCAGAACAGCCGAAGAAGACTACCTTGCTAACGCTACTGGCGATGTTGAAGGCGGCAAAGAAAAAGGAACCGAAGGAATAAAATCAGACACCAATGAAAAACCAAACCAAGGAGACATTACTACTGGCAAAGAAGAAGGGAATATCGTTTCAGGAGGCACAGAGACAGATGTTAAACCAGTTGAAACAGAAGGTGAGGCAAAACCTATTGCCGCAAAAGTAGAAAAGAACGGAGTCACCTTTAAAGACAAAACCTACCAATCCGTAGATGAAGTATTGGAGGCTATTGACAGGGGAGAGATAACCTTTGATGAGTCAAAGCAGATCAGGGAGGATGTGAATAATCTTAATCCTCCACCACCTAAAAAGGGAGGCAAAGGGGGGAAGGTAGAAGGATTCCCATCAGCACCAAGGGCAAAAGGACAGAAGAAACTAAAGACAGAACCCAAAACAGACAATCCAGAAGAACTTGCATGGGATCAGCCATTGCCCGTATCGACAACAGAAGACCCGAATTATAAGTCAAGTGATTTGAATAATGCCATGTCACTTCGTAATATGGGCAGAGGACTTGTAAAGAACATAGGCAAGACTGAGGGAGAACAGGTCAGAACCGGAATGATCAAGAGGTTTATGCGGAAGGCAGCAGGGATATTCAATTCTCAGAGTGGAGTCATCAGGGTTAAGAATATCAGTGATGTCAGGGTATTAGCCCATGAGATAGGTCACTACATAGATCAGTTTGCTTTTGACATTCGTGGAGTTATTGGCCATAGATCAAAGGTTGAGGGAGATAGATTTGCTGATGTTACTGCCGCAGTAAAAATCCCCGGAGTTAAGTATAAAGGAAGGACATACAAGACCGAGGATGCTATAAATGCAGACGTGACGAAAGGGAGGATAAAATCACCAAAGGCAAATGATCTTATTGGAAAACTCACCATCCAATTAAAAGCAAGAGATTCAAGACTCGTTACACTCAGGGAGAAACATGGAGACGAGATAGTTGATGGAGTGATGCAGAGGGCTGAGTTTAAGAAAGAATTAACAGACTACCTTAAATATGTAGGTTATCCATCAGAGAAAAGGACTGAGGCTATCGCTGAGTTTGTGAAGGACTATGTGATCAATCCTGATCAGGTTAAGCAGGTTACTCCAAAGTTCTATGCTTGGTTTGAAAAATTAATTGAGAACGCACCGGAGATTAAAAATGCACTTACTCAGGCAAGAACGGATTGGAATAGGTATGATGCACAGGATCCAAGAACAAAAGTTTTATCATTGTTTGCAGAGAAAGAGGAGAAACCTTCATTTCTTGATGGCATAATAAAACTTGATAAGGATGAGATTCTTTATTCATGGGTGAATCATCTGCAACACATGGATCAGAAATTAGCTGCTCCATGGAAAAAAATTGTTGGTTCGGGTTACAGTACGAGCAAAGACCCGTTAATATCTGCCAAGACAATGATGGGTATTGACGGGAGGGCTCAACAATGGCTACTGCACCACCCCTATTTAAGAAATGGGAATGACATTAAGATAAGAAAGGATATTGAAGGATTAGTGTCTGTACTTAAACCGATAATAGGAACGGCAAAAGATATGGATTACAGAGGTTATCTTCTTGCTATGGATAGTATGGAGGCTTATAAGCAAGGCCATCCTGAAAAAGCAGTAATGTCATCCGAATTGGCAAATAAGGCTATTGAGTTATGGGAGAAGCAATACGGGAGAAAGGACTTATTAGACTTTCAGGAAAAGATTCAAAGATATAACGAGGCATTATTGGACTTTTATGTTGAAACCGGAAAGATGTCTCAGGAAACCGTGAAACTTATTAAGTCACAGCACGAATATTATGTTCCATTAAAGAGAGTTTTTGATGAATATGAAGTAGGTGGAGGTCGGAACATAGGGGTGAAAGATGTTCTTGCAACTTCAGAAAAAGCAGTTTGGGCAAGGCATGGGTCTATGAAAGCGGTCAAGGATATTTATCAGAGCATGATTGAGAACACCTATCAGATACTTGCTGCCGGAGAGAGAAATGTTCTCTTAACGAATGTCAGGGATGCGTTCATGGACATCCAAAAATATAATCGTTCCAAGAAAATAGACACCTCTATTATTGAAGAAATTCCTCCAAATCAGGTCAAGGCATACTTTGATGTAGAGACGGGAGAGATGCGTTATACTATCACCAAGGAGAAGCCAAAGCAGGGAAGGATACTAAGTGTATGGGAGAAAGGTGAAGCGCATTACTATGATGTTGCACCGGAATATTACGACCCGATATTTCAGCAGGAAGCAAAGGTATCTGAGATATTTAGAAAATTAAGTCTGCCTTCAAGATGGTTACAGGCAGGTGCCGTTGTGTATGATCCTACATTCCCAATAAGGAACATATTCAGAGATCAGCAGTCATCATGGTTCTATTCAAAGTATAACTATCTGCCTACTGATTTCATTAAAGGGATTGCATCTTTCATGGGTAAGGATGAGGCATATCAGAAATGGCTTGCAAGTGGAGGAGATCAGTCGTTCCTTGTGTCTGCAGATCAGATGATGGAAAAAGATTATGCCAAAAAGAAGATCGGGAGAACCCTCAATAGAAAATGGGAGACATACAAACGTAATCCGCTTGCAGCATTTCAGGACTTATCCAGAGCATCGGAGATAGGCACAAGGTTAGGTGCTTTCAAGAACGCATATAAGAAAACAAACGATGTATGGAAGGCAGCGATTGAGTCTCGTGATGTGTCTGCAGATTATGGGATACATGGAGCAAGGGTAAAAGCCGTATTGGGGATGTACCCTTTCTTAAATGCAAGGGCACAGCATGCAAGGATGACCGTGGAAGCCATGAAAAATCCCGGCAGTCTATTTATGAAGGGTATGGCTATAACCGCTCCTGCACTTGTAAACTGGCTGTGGAATAATCAGGACGAAGAATCAAGAAAACTATACCAATCGCTTCCAGCATGGAGAAGGGTAGGGATGTTCAACATAAGGATACCTGGAACAGATCATTTCCTTCCAATGCCCAAAGGATTCTTTGGAGTTGTGTTTGGATCCTCAATTGAAGCATTCATGGATAGCATGGTTGCTGATGATGATAGGGTTGTAGAGGAATTACCAAATGAGTTATTCAAACAGTTTTCTCCGGTGGGCAACATTACAGAACTTGTCCCATTTATAATAAGACCAGAAGTTGAGATGTGGGCAAATAAACAAGGGTATACAGGGAAGCCTATTATTTCCGAGTCCATGAAAAAGCTAAAACCCTCTGAGCAATATTACAATTCGACTCCTGAGATATATAAAAAAATAGGTGAGGCATTGAATTGGTCTCCTGTTAAGATAAACCATTATGTCAAGAGTTATACAGGAGGAGCAGGGATGGGTGCTGTAAATATCCTTGATGAGACATTACAGGCAGCAGGATTGGTTGACAAGAAGCCAGAGGATTCATTCACCATGCTCAGTAGGATGCCTGTATTCAAAGCCTTATTGACAGAAAGACCCGTAGGCTTACAGAGTGGATATGTATCTGATTTTTATGAAACCCTTGATAAGGTAGAGCAACTTAACTCCACATTCAATAATCTGGTTAAGACAGAGAATTATGAGAAGTTGGATAAGCTAATGGCAGACCCCGACAATCAGAGGATGTATTCATTCTATGAAGGCAACTCCACGGCAATTAATAATTTCAGAGCATCATTGACATGGATAAGAGATGCGGGATATGCAGTAATGAAAGATGATCTGCTATCAATGAAAGAAAAACAATTGGAGATAAAGCGCATGAATGATATTGTTCAAGAGACAGCCATCAAATTTAAGGAGGCTTATGAAAAAGAGGAGTTCTTTGATTATGGGAAGGGCATGGATGAGATCATCGAGAAGATGAGGGATGAAAAGAAGGATGTCAGGGGAGACCTTAAGCAGCAGCAGAACTTATACAGTCCATATTGGCAGATGTTAAGGAAGGATAATAAAGTCATCTTTGATAACATCAGGGAATTTGGAGGATTTAAGGATGTTGATCAGAAAGTAAGAATTACCGCAGACGGATTCAAGCCCATTGATCTGAGCATGGAGAAGTCAAGGCTCTACAATGAGAAATTTATTGAGAACTATGGCAAAGAGGTAAAGAGATTACTTGGTGAGACTAAGGACAAATATCAAAGCCAGCAATCTAAAAAACCTTATGACATGAATAAAGAAGGAACTCTCCTTGAAGAAACATTTAACCTTGCATGGGAAAGAGCAAGGATGAACACCACAAGAGAATTTTATGTGAAGAAACTTTATGAAGAATAACCATGGCACTGATAGCAGAGAACTTCATTATAGAGGAGCTTGTATGCAAGGATGTGTTCGACAGATTCGGGCAGACTGCATGGCAGTTCTTCGATCCACGCCTGATCATCACCCTTGATTGGATAAGAAACCGCTTAAACAAGCCTGTCTTTATAAACAGTTGGGATAGCGGAGGCAAGTTTGATGAGAGGGGGTATCGGTGCATCCAGTGTTCATTGGTGCAGAAAGCTATCACTCAGAAGCGTTTATATGTGTCACCTCACATGTTAGGGCAAGGGGCTGATCTGGACGTGCAAGGTATGGTGGCAGAGGAGATCAGGCAGTGGCTCATAAAGAACAAGAACATCATCCCGTATCCGATAAGACTTGAAGATGGGGTGTCGTGGGTACATTGTGATGTGCAAGACACAGGGCAGCAAGTATATGTATTTAAACCATAAAAACTATGAAAGAATTTTGGCAGAAATTAATCGGTAATGGAGCAATCGTACTCCTGATAGTAGCAGTGCTCTATATTTTGTTTTTAAGAGAATGCAAGAAACAACCACCATGTCCGGCAGAGGACGAGAAAATAGTGAAGAAAGCGGATTGGCAGTCAATGATTGATGCAGCTAATAAACCACCAATAATTCACATAGATACCATTTATCTTAAAGGAGATCCAGTCCTTATCCCGGGAATACCAGTATCAGACATCACCGATAATGACCCTGTTGATTCAATCTATAACTACTCAGACAGCCTTGTACAGAAGGATATTGATGTCAGGTATCATTTCATCACCGAGGGTAAGCTACTGGCAAAAGAATGGGAATACAAGCCAATCGTGACCACTATACACCGAACAGATTCAATTCCGTATCCAGTACCCGTTGAAGTACAGGTGATCTCTAAAGTGTCTCAACGTGGCCTATACGGGTATGGTATCGCAGGGGGTAACGGACAGTCGTTTCTCTGGGGAGGAGGACTCGATTTCATCACCAAAAAGAACACCGATATAGGCTACCTATATCAAAGGTATGGCACAGAGAACTTTCATTCCGTCAAAGTAGGGATAAAATTATTCCAAAAATAGTTATATCTTTGAAGATGGATAGTCGGGATTGATCCCCCGATGACAAGGGTTTACTGAACGCTCTTCCATCTTTTTTAAGTTCAGTGTCATTAATAAGTTCAGTTATGATCGTTCCTGTCATATATAAGATTCAATCCAAGGTTAAGCCCGAAAGGATTTACATTGGGAGTGCTATTTATTATAAAAATAGATGGGCGGATCACAAAAGACAACTTAGGCTAAAAACTCATCATAATCCCAAACTTCAACATCATGCAGATAAATATGGGATTGATGATTTGATTTTTTCAATCATAGAACCCTGTTTGCCTCAATTTCTTATTGAGAGAGAACAATACTATATTAACACTCTGCAGCCATACTTTAATGTATGTAAAATAGCAGGAAGTACATTGGGTCGCAAAATGACTGAAGAAACTAAGCAAAAAATAATAAAGGCTAATAGAGGTAAGATAATACCAGAAGAAGTTAGAAGGAAAATGAGTATAGCTAACAAAGGACGCATACAGTCTGAGGAATGGAAAAAGAGAAGAGGATTATCTATTAAGGGAGATAAGCATCCTAATTTTGGAAGGAAAATGCCAGAAAAAACCAGGCAAGCAATAATTAAGGCAAATAAAGGAAGAAAAATAGTTGGGCAGGCATTAATAAATAGAAGTCTTTGTAGAATAGGAAAATCTCATAAGATGCCAAAGCGAGGACCTATGTTAGATGAAATAAAAAAGAAGATAAGTGAAGCACGTAAGGGTACCCCTGCTCATAATAAAGGAATCCCTATGTCCCAAGAACAAAAAACAAAATTAGTATTAGCATGGAAAATAAGACGAGTGCGTCAGAAAGATAAAAATTAACTTATTGTGCATCTCAGACGCATCGAATCAGGGAGACAGTAATGTTTCCCTTTTTATTTGGTGGCTGTTAATAACTTTACAAAAACAAATTATAAAATATATTTGCAAAATAAAATAACAAGCATTAGCTTTGCATGAATCAATTATTTCACCATGGAAGAAAAATTTGGACTTATAAGGGGAGTAAAGTGTCAATTGCATAAGACGGACACCGAGCTCATTAAAGCAATATCCTTAAAAACAGGGATGGATGAAGATAGGATAAAGACAATAATGCTTTACAATGTCTTTACGATAAGCCAGTTTGCCCTCATAACGAATTTGGCAGTATCAACAATTACCAATAAAACAAGGCCACTGATAATAGATGGCAAGTATGACACCGAACTGGACTACTGTTACTTGTATCCAGACAAAGAAGGTAATGATGGCCCGAAGTTCATCGTACGTAATGAAAAGTCAGAAAAGTATATTAAGGTATGATTCTCGAAGACCTCGGCATAAAAACAATTCCCGGAAAAGTACGTTGGTCAACGCAGTGCCCAAAGTGCAATGATACTCGTCAGCATCATAAGAACGCACCGTGCCTTACCGTTAATAATGAGCCCGGAAATGTTTGGATAAAATGTCATCATTGCTCATGGAGTGCTAATTTGGGGGCAATGGAGATTTATGCTAAGGTACAAGAGAGGTCTAAAATGCCAAAGCAGTTTGCTGAAACCTACTCGAAGGAGATAAGAGCATATTGGGAGAGCAGAGGAATTGACTTAAAGATTCCATTAGGAAGAAAGGTTTTTGAATTTTCCATGGGGCAGAAGCCTATACTTGGCTTCCCTACCTACATCAGCCAGACTCTTGTAGATGTGAAGTATCTTAATATCCGGTGGAAGAAGGGAGATGATTTTACAAAATGGTGGAATCTCAATAAGGAATATGGCACCAGAACGCTTCCGTGGGGACTCGAATACGTCAATTTTCCTCCCGAAGAGAAGAAGATACTTACGTGGACAGAAGGGCATGTAGATACTCTTACGTGGATTCAGTGTGATTATAAAAACATTATAAGCGTACCATCAGGGGCACCAAGTCTTTTAGCGAAGAATTTTGAAAACGAGTTTGATTATATTCACGATAAGTATGTTCAAAGTGTCATTGCGGACGTTGAATTACATATCATTGCCACAGATGGAGATGCTGCAGGGATTAAGTTAAGAAATCACTTAGCGTTGCTTCTTGGCAAAGAGAAGTGCAAGTATGTTAATTATCCTATTGGGTACAAGGATTCAAACGAAGTTTATATAGGGGTTAATAAAGACGATAAGAAACTTCCGGCACTTGGGAAAGCGGGTGTTGATGAGTGCTATCAGAATCTATCATCATTCCCGCTTGCAGGGATCATTAGGCCAATGGATGTCAAGGATGAACTTGAAGTATATGCAAAGGAAGGGTTTACAAAAGGTTTGATGATGGGAACCCCAGAGATTGACAGACTCTATACCGAGAAGCCAAAGAGACTGCAGGTGGTTACTGGCTTGCCCGGATCAGGCAAGAGCACGTATGTCAGATGGCACACCACGGAACTTATCAGTCATAATGATAAAGCAGATTTGAAGTTTGGGTTATTCACCCCTGAGAACAGACCAGTAAGTAGGGAATATGTAAAGATAGCAGAGGTTATCACAGGCAAGTATTTCAGGGATGGTTGGGGTAACTCCATGGGAAAACCATTGCGTGACAAGACCATGTGGTACATACAAAAGCATTTCTTTGTCGTATCACCAGACAGGAGGAACTTTGACACCTTTAATGGCAAGATAAAATCAGATAAGGTGAACACCATGGCATCAATATGCGAGTACCTTGTGTATCTCAAAAAGACGGAGAACATCTTTGGTTATATCATTGATGCGTGGAACAAGATTGAACATGAGCAGCCGAAGAACATCACTGAAACGGCATATATAAGTTCACAGCTTGATCATCTCATTGATTTTAATGACTACTATGACCTGCATGGCATAATCGTTGCACACCCCACCAAAATAGAGAAAATAGGGATTAACTACCGGATGCCGTGCTTGTATGACATCAAAGGGAGTTCAGCATGGAAAGAGAAGAGTGACATAGGTATCATTGTTCACCGGAATATGAACCGTAAGAAGAAGAAAGAGGATATTCCCGAGGAGGCAGATGAGGATGATAAGTATTTTGTAGATTCCGAAACACCTACTATTCTCAGAACAGAGAAGATAAGATTTGAAGAAGAAGGGATACATGACAGGGTAAAGTTGAAGATGGACTATAAGAAGGGAGGACGTTTTGAACTTGTGGATGACAAGGAAAAGAAAGCACCGGAGCCAATAAGGGGAGCACTTAATCCTCCAAAGAACCAAAAGGACGATGATGTGTTCGGAGATAACGGAAAGAATGAGTCGGACCTGCCCTTTTGATGTAACTTAAAAACAATTTGATATGATAATTTTAGGAACAGTAGTGCTTATTAAGCCGGACAAATTGCCGGAGAGAACACCATCAGGACAACTCATCATCCCAAAAAACTCTGTGGAAATGTTGCCTGAGTGGGGTACAATAACAGATTTGGGTAGTGAGTGCAGGGTATTCAAGAAGGGGGAGCACGTTTACTTTCCACGCAAGAGTGCATCGCTGATGGTGATTGATGGCACTGATCATTTTCTGGTCAATGAGCACAGGTTATTCTTTGGAAGGGACAAAACTAAAAACAAGAAGATATGAGCAATGTTAATGATTATGCGTTTGCGAATAAATTGCAAGTGTTTAAGCAGAAGATACTCGACCCTCAGAAGGAGAAAGTAGCCAAGGCCGAAGCCATCATGCACGATGACACCTATAAATGGGAAAGCGAAGACAAAAAGAAAGCAGGACAGGCACAGTACGATGCTTACAAGGCATGGCTGGCGGTGTACCAAACGCACTATGATGAGGGAATGAAACTATGTGCACAGCACGAGAGGCTTGTCAATAATTTAGCGAAACTATATGCGAAATGGTACAGCGACATCAGCAATGAAGGTCGCCAGGAAGTTGAGTTGATGAGCATCCAAGCCGATTGGATCAACGAAATCTTCACAGAGATATACAAAGAGTTACAGCCATTGAAGCTGGACATCAAACCTCCGCAACCATTAAACATGAAATAGCCATGGATAGAGTAGAAGTAAAACAGGAAGTAATTGATTTTATTGAATCGTCAGGGAGCCTTATTGCAGAAGGGGGAAATGAGTATATGTGCTTACCTTTCTGGTACAAAAAAGTAGAGGGATGTATTGTTGAAGTTTATCATCTTGATCAACTCCCTCCCGATTTGAAACACATGCTAAAAGATGAAGAAGAAATGCCAGACCTTATTCCTCCGTTTAAAGGAGAGAGGGGAGACTTTCATTGGAAAGATAATGATGTTGTCTGGATTCCTGATGCGAAGGGAATGTTTTTACTACTGCCTGACAAATGTATTGACGATCACGGAAGAAAAACTGAGTTGGGAGAGGATAACTTAAAGGCAGCAGAGAAAAGAAGGAAAGAACTCTGGGGACAATAAAAGAAATATAACGATGAGTGGCATTAGTTTAGAACAATATATTCATGTAGCCTTATTAATTGAGAAGGGAAAACTCAAAAGGGCTAAAAAGAAACTTGAAAAATACATCAGAAAAAATGAGAAGTGATTTGATTATTACCAGGATACCAGAACATTCCGAAGAATGGTATCGGTTTCGTAAAAATGGAATTGGCGGCTCTGAAGTAGGGAATCTGCTTTTACCTAATCCTGACTATGATTCTGCAATATGGATATTCCATGAAAAAGTAGGGACTATTGATACCCGCAAGAACGATAACGAGTCTATGTTTTGGGGAAGAGAACTCGAAGATCAGATTGCAGATAAATGGCGTTATTGGGACGGAACGCAAGAGGGTTATATTCAGAACTATAAGGATAAAAAGATCATAAGGGAATGCAGGAGTGTTAATGGGTATGTGGTAAATCCAAAATATCCATGGCTATTTGCATCTCTTGACAGGGTAATGAATATCACAGGGGGAAGAAACTTACTTACAGGCGATCCTCTGACCACAGAAGCCGTATTGGAATGCAAGGCAATGAACCAATGGGTTGCCCAAAAATGGGAGGACGGAATGCCCATTTATTACCTCATGCAGATACATCAGTACATGGCGATCATTGAATCTGACTATGCCGAAATTTGTATTCTGGAAAATGGCAATAGGCTAAGAGTAGAGAAAATACAGCGTGATGATGGACTCTGTGAGAAAATCATTGAAATAACCAAGGGATTTTGGTACAACCGGGTGTTACCCGCTAAAGAGGCATTTGCCAAAAGACAGGAAGCTGAGAGAGCGGGTAATCTATCTGAAGTGGAAAAACAGGATGCTATCATTCAGAAGCATGAACCGGATCCCGATAAGACGAAATCCTATCAGGAGTTTCTTAATAAGAGGTATCTACAGGAAAGGGAGACAATTGAGGGAACGATGGAAGCGTATGGATTATGTAAGCAGGACAAAATGCTTCTAAAGGTGAAGAATGTTATTGAGGAGGAGCGCACAGGCATTGCCAATACTTTAATCAAACAACTTACTTTAAGCGGAGCAGAAGCCATAGACTTTGGTCGTCTCGGAAGCTATTCGTGGAGCGAAAGGAAAGGATCAAAGAACAGAGTTGCTTCAAATAAGATCAAGGAATCGCCCTCTGAAGAAAGAGTTCTGGAAGAGTTTGATAAAATAAATTTGGATTGGGAATAAAATTAGCATATCTTTACTACGCTTTAATCACGGTATCTGAATAATGGAAATTTTAAGTAAAAATACTGCATCCCTGGTTTCGTCTAATTCTGTCGTTTCGACACAGATGCCGATGATTAAAGCAGCCGGGGATGCTCCATTATTTCCACCCATGAAAATGATTCACGATTTAGGAAGACAATTTACAACAGAGAATAGTAAGCAAAAAAAGCACCTTGCCATTTATGAATGCCCTATTTGTAAGCAACCTTTCAGAGCATGTGTAAGTGCAATAAGCCGGGGGTATATAAAATCATGCCATTGTGAAAACGCAAGATTATTTTTAGAACGAAGTATAAAGCATGGGTTAGTCAAACATCCTCTTTATGGTGTGTTTAAGGCTATGCAACAACGGTGTTTGAATCCTAAAGATAAAGCATATCCAGAATGGGGGGGCAGGGGAATAACTATTTGTGATGAATGGAAAAATAATTTTGTTTCATTTTATAATTGGGCAATAGTAAATGGGTATAAAAAAGGATTATTGCTTGACAGAGAAAATAATGACAAGGGTTATTACCCAAGTAATTGCAGGTGGATTACATCAAACATCAGTAATGAGAACACCCGGCTACTAAGAAAGACAAATACAACAGGATATAGGGGTATTTCTTATATTAAAACAGGAGAAAGAATAAAACGATGGGTTGCTGAGATTCATTATAATGGGGAAAAATACCGTTTAGGATATCACTTAACCCCCGAACAGGCAGCCCGAGCCTACAATGATTTTGTTATCGCACATGGAACGGAACATCCATTGAATATTATAAGAGATGGATCAGGAACGAGCCGTTAAGAGGGCATTGTATTGGATGAAGAAGGAGGGGTTGATTACTCCATGGAGACAGGACAGGGCAGAGGAGTACATCAGGGAGTTAGTGTCAATATCGTTCTGTGAAGGGACAAAGCACTATGGGCACGCAACGGGAAAGAAGATCATACAGTGTGATCTTGGAGGGATCGAGATAGCGGAATTTGAGAATCAACTTGTGGCTGCAAAGGCAGTAGGATACACATCAAGAGCGATACTGAGATCATTGAAATCAGGAAAGAAAACAAGGGCAGGACACATTTGGAAATACAAAGAAGATGAAGATACTTGTAGAAGCAACATGGGAGAAGGACGGAGAGTTAAAGGACGGAGAACCGATGTATGAGAAGGGTGAATACTGGCTTCATTATTGGGGATTGGACTACAAGGTGTTTGATGTGGATGCAGAAAGGATAGCAGCAGTGAACTACACCATAGCAGTATGTGAGCACGTTAAGACAGGGCAAATTGAGACCTTTTTGCCGGGTCAGATAAAAATTATAGGTCGAAGTATAGCAAAGTAATCATAATTTCTTATATTTGTAGTGCTTTACTACTCATTCATGTTAAAAGAAACTGAAATATTAACACCCCGTGCGAAAGTGTATTCCCTCCAATCACATGGATCGAGTAGTAAGCCGCTTTCAATCGGGGTTTTTATACTTAACATGAAAGCAACCACTGGCATTTACATGATTCAATCTATAAGTAATCTTCAAAGATGCTATATTGGAAGTTCAGTCCATATAGAGCAAAGAAAAAACATACATATCAAAGACCTTAGATTACAAAAACATCATTCTTTTTTATTGCAAGATCATTACAATAAATATGGAGAAGATGACTTGTGTTTTTCTACGCTAATTGGTTGTGATAGGATTGATTTACTTAGGAACGAACAATTTTTTATAGATTTATATAATCCTTATTTTAATATCTCTAAGATTGCGGGAAGCCCTCTTGGCTGTAAGCATTCAGTAGAATCACGTAGAAAGCAGAGTTTACGAAATAAGGGCTTGCATATATCTCCGCATACCGAATTTAAAAAGGGGCATATACCTTGGGGAAAAGGGAAGCCATTAACCCCAGAATTTAAAAAGAAAATTAGTGAATCTTGGAATAATAATAAAAAACAAAGATGTGAGAATATCAGCAAGGCAAAAATGGGACAGCAAAGCTTTTTAGGGAAGACACATTCAAATGAAGCAAAGTTAAAAATGAGTCTTGCTAAAAAAGGAAAAGTCATGTCTCTTGAAGTAAGGAAAAAGATGTCTTTGGCTAAGATAGGAAATAAAAATTCAGTAGGGAGGAAGTGGTCAGAAGAAAAAAGAGAAGCAATGCGCCTATGCAAAACAGGGAATAAGGATAGGTTAGGGAAATTGCATACATCCGAGACAAAATTAAAAATGCATTTGTCTCAAATAAAACGTCATGCAGAAAAAAAGTTGAGGATAATAGGTAAACAGATAAAAGAATGACAATAGAATTAATGATGCTTGGTGAGCCCAATGCTCAGATGCGGCACAGGAGTTTCAAGAGAGGTAAGTTCTCAGGCACCTATGACCCATCAAGTGATAAGAAAAATGACTTTTTATCGGTGATACAGCAGAAAGCACCAAAGGAGCCGTTAGAAGGACCCATAGGCATAACCATAATATTCTATTTCGGCAGACCAAAGAGTCATTATGGTAGTGGCGCAAAGAGTTCCATGCTCAGAGATAACGCACCGGAGTTTCACACCTGCAAGAAAGATTTGGATAACTGTGTAAAATTCGCAACCGATTCTATGAATCACATATTTTACAAAGACGACTCACAGATATGCAGGTTATTCTCAGAGAAGCTATATTCAGAGTCACCAAGAACGTATATTTTAATTCAAACTTTATAACTAAAACTATGTCACAAAACAAGAGCGTAAATCAATTTGATTATTCCGGCAAGGTCATCCACGTAGGGATGCCAGAGACATTCACGACAAAAGCAGGGGTAACAAAACAGTTCCGTATTTTAATCATGGAAACTTTTATCGGGCAATATCCCAGGGAAGTAATGTTTGAGTTCAATGAGACGAACATGACTCAGCTTAATCAGCTTACCGATGGGTGTTGGTGTACGATTACCTTCTGTCTGGATGGCAATAAGGTCATCAAAGATGGCAAGGGTAAGTGGTATAACAGACTTTCAGGATTGACTTGCATCAAGGGATAGGAGGATAAGACATGGGAATATTTGATAAGCACAGACCAAGAAAAGCAGAGGCATTACCGTCTGCAAGAGAACCTGAGTTGACGTTCCATGAGGAGGATAAAGACAGGGATAAACATTTGAGCATTTTGGAAGAATGTAGAGACATTGAAGTTTCCAAGGAGATGGAAAATTATAGATTTCCTGTCGGTGCAGAAAGATTTTTTATGAAGGAACCAGAAAATGTATTTCATGACACCGTACCGTTGCCAGAAGAACAACTATCACAGGCACGTGATACGGCAGCAAAGCAGAACGGCATTGTATTGGACTTCTTCAGAAAGAGGTTTGCATACAAGTTCACCCCGGCAAAGGTGCATGAGATACTTGAAGCAGAGGGAGAGAAGATATTGCTTAACTCGGTGCGCAGGAGCATCACCAATCTGACAAAGGCAAACAGGCTCATCAAATGCTCATGGGATGAGAGGGAGATGGGTAAGTTTGGTAAGGAGAATAGAACATGGCGGTATCGGAATGACTTTGTTAATCCTTTAAATAAAAAATAAACTTGCACAGATGAACAACAGTTCATATATTTGTGGAGAGATAGCAGGGATTGATCCCCCTGTGATACGGAGAAGTCAAGCCTCCTTCTCTCTGCTTTTTTGCTTGACAATCTTAAATAGCTTGACAATGAAAGATTATTTAAACATTTACGAAGATTCTAATTTTAAAGATTTTAGATATAGGTATCCTAATGAAATATTTAAGCCTATTCCTGAATATGAAAATCTATATTATATAAGTAATTATGGAAGGGTAATTTCTTTGTCTCAAAAAAAATGTGTCGTATGTGGGCATATTGATACAAAAACAAGAGTTATATCCCATTGGAAAAGGAATAAGCAGTTAAATTACTTTCATGTTATTTTATGGAAAGAGAATAAAGAAAAGGTATTCTACGTACATAGATTAGTTGCAATAACTTTTTTAGAAAAAAGTGACAAAAAAATAGTAAATCACATCAATGGAATACAAAGCTGTAATCATGTGAGTAACCTTAAATGGTGTACAACAAGTGAAAATAATAAACATGCTTATACTATAGGTTTAAAAACAGGAATGTTAGGAGAACAAAATTTTTTTTCTAAAATTAAAGAATCCGATTTAAAAAGAATACATGATATGCTATTAGAAAAAACCCCACGATCCAAAATTGCTTCTGCTTTTAAAATTAAAACAGAACAATTATCTCGAATTATTTATAATAAATCATGGAAGCACACTAGTATCGACTTTACTCAATTTAGAAAGAAAAAAAGTTCTCAATACAATGGGGTATATTGTTCTAATGGAAGATGGGCTGCGGCTAAACGAATTAATGGGAAACGATATTTTTTCGGATATTTTAAAACTGAAATTGAGGCAATTAAAATATATGAGCAAAAATTTAAAAATGTCTCTTGATCGAGCAAGAAAAATAGCAGAAAGGTTTGAGAAATATATTTCTCCCTTTTGTGTAAAAATATCAATTGCTGGCTCAGTTAGGCGGGAATGTGAGATGGTCGGTGATTTAGAATTTGTCATTGTACCCAAGGACGAGTTCTCCATGGGAATTGCGTTCCCGGAAGGATTCAAAGGACTTGTGACGAACGGCACTCGCTTAAAACGCTTCAAATACCCCGAATCGGGCATTCAGATAGAGTTGCACGTCACTACACTTGCTGATTATGGACGAATACTTGCAATTTCGACAGGATCCTCAGTTTTTTCTCATGGGTTGGCAGTACAATGGAATCGCAGGGGTCTATGTGGCACAATGGACGGATTAAGGTATAAAAGAGAGTGTGATCATAAGGGGAGCACGTGGCGCATCAAGCCTGAGTATAAGAATTGCCCGACATTGCCACCTCCATTTATTACGGAAGAGGACTTCTTTGCCTTCATTGGCATTGAATGGATTGAGCCACAAAAGAGGTCATGGGTAAGTAGTAAAGCAGAGTACAATTATTCGTTATGAAAAAGGCAGAGGTTATCAAGTATATGCAGGAGAAAATGGAAGAGGGCTATATTACTCATTCTCTTTTATTAAGTTTATATAATGATGATGAAGAAATTCCCGATTTCATTATTGATCTTGCTTGTCATAAGCCAGAACCTCCGAAGATGTTTCAGCTTTATATGAGTCCAAAAATGTATAAAGAATTTAGTAGGGCATGTGAGGACTTTCTGATGTCATTAGCCCAAAAACAAATAGCAGATGAGATGAAAAGTAAAAATTGTAAATCATAAATTTAAAATTACAGACATGGAAAACAATGAATTAGCAAAAACAGAAGGATCCTCATTACAGAAGTTCAGAAACCTATTAAGTCAAGATGTTATCAAGAAGAAGTTTGAGGAGGCATTGGGGAAGAAAGCCCCTATGTTTGTGAGTAATATCACAACAATAATGAGTGGAAGCGCAGAGTTACAGAAGTGCGACCACATGAGTGTCATATCATCAGCACTCATGGCTGCAAGTATGGATTTACCCCTTACCCCCGGACTTGGATTTGCAGGCATCGTGCCTTATTTTGACGGACCATCACAGTCAATGAAAGCACAGTTCCAAGTGATGAAGAAAGGCTTCATTCAGTTGGCTCAGAGAACGGGTCTGTTTAAGATCATCAATGTATCTGAGGTGTATGAGGGAGAAATGAAAAGCCATAACAAATTCACCGGAGAGTATATCTTTGACGAGACAGGCAAGAAGTCTGATAACATCATTGGTTACGTGTCGTATTTCAGGCTCATTAATGGTTTTGAGAAGTATTACTACATGCCCATTGAGAAACTTGACACCCACGCCAAGAGGTACAGTAAGTCCTTCCAGAGAGGCAAGGGAAAATGGGCAGACAAGGAAGAAGGAGGTTATGAGCAGATGTGTGAAAAGACCGTGTTAAAGCTGAATCTCTCTACCTATGCCCCCCTGTCCGTGGACATCAACATGATGAATGCCATTGTCTATGATCAGGCAGAGATAAGGGATGTCGATGCAAAGGATTATGATTACGTGGACAATGAGGATTCTCATAAGCCAGAAGAAAAGGACGTTATCAACACCGGAGATGGGAAACAAATTGTTATCAATAAAACGGATGCTGCCAAATCAGAAGACAGAACGGCACGTGCAGTGAATAAAATCAATCCTGATAAGTTTGTAGGACAACAGGTAACGGATGCTGTGATTGTTTCACCTGAGACGAAAGAAGAATCCCCTTTCAAAGCAGAGAAAGGTTCAGTAGCTTACATGGATGGTGTGGTTGTGGCAAAGGATGGAGAACCAGTGATCAGGGATGTTCATCCTGAGAATGATGCACCGGAAGAAAGAGAGGGCAAGTACACTATGAAGCAATTGGAGGATATGGATACGGAGGTATTGAAGAAGATGGTCATGGATGATATGGATTCAATGGAGGCTTGTGAAATCATCGGGGGCAAGAACACCAATAAGAAATTACGTGGGATATTCTTTGCACACCAGGAGAATAAACTTGCAGAATATGTGGCTGCTAACATGCCAAAGGAGGAAAATAAAGAAGGAACGACACCAGCGCAGGGAGAAATACCCATAAACAAGTCTTTTGACCAGAAGCCAAAAGATGTGGACAAGGAGGCTGATGATTTTCTCAATGCACCAATGAAAGAAAAGAAAACAGAAGAGGGGAATAAATACAGACTTGATGTTCCTAATTATGACAAAGATTCTGAACGAGACTTTGCTCTTACAAAGACGTTATATAATAAAATGGTCGGGATCGACCCGCAGATAACTTCTCCAAGGTATTTAATCTTAGCTGAGAAGTTAGGGTTGCTTGAAAAGTACAAAGACAAAGAGACGTTTTGTAAGTATGCAACGGTTTCGGAAATTAATAGTTTGCTAAATACAAATTAATTTATATCTTTGTATTGACTATTAACAACATCATGCAATCAAAAGAAATACTAACGGCTCCAATAGCAGATGCAATTACTCCTTCGGGTGTTGTTGATAGTCCTTCTGCTTGCGGAGCCCTTATATTTACTGCCATGAAAATGATTGAAGATTTAGGACATCAGTATGCAACACCTACAAGTAAACAACCGCAACACAACGCAATTTTTGAATGCCCTTTTTGCAAGTCTCATTTTAAAGCAAGTATAATAAATGTAAAAAGAGGCAATACAATGTCTTGTGGTTGCTACCAGAGAAAAAGAGCAGGAGATTCTCATCGGATACATGAATTGCGTGAATTTAAAGACTTTAAGGTGTGGCAGAATATAAAAGAAAGAACATGTAATCCAAAAAATCCAAAGTATAAATTTTATGGAGGAAAGGGGATTCGCTTATGTGATGAATGGTTTAATGACGTGGAAGCGTTTATATCATATATCTATAAGTTACCTCATCATCGTGAAGAAGGCTACACAATTGACCGAATAGACTCTGAAGGTAATTATGAACCGGGAAATTTACGATATGCTACAAGGCATATACAGGGGACTAATACCAAGATGAGAAGAACAAATACGTCAGGATATACAGGAATTTGCTTCTCCCCTAATACCCTAAATCATTGGCAAGCGGGTATTTGTGTGAATAAAAAAGAGATATATCTTGGGTGTCATAGGACCCCTAAGGAAGCCGCAATTGCCCGGAATAATTACATTATCGCAAATAATCTTACAGAATACAAACTCAATGACATTAAATAATCATACATTTGCAGTAACACTTCTTGTCATTACTGGACAAAAGATAGAAAGAGGATTACTGCCGAGACGGAAAGTGCCTCTTTTTTAATATAAATTTAACCTTAAAAACAAAAACATGAAAGATTTACAGTTTATGATACTCTTGGGGATAGCAGGTGGCTTCATTGCCGGACTGTGGACAAGAATTACCCGCAAGAACATGATATTTCGCAAGTTGGGCAAATGGATGGAGATACAGAATAATAAGCATCTCATTGAGTACACAACCGACTCCGTGTGGATATTCTTATTAAGATGTTCCTTTTGTTTATCAATATGGATTGTATTTTTGCTTGAAGTATGGTACATCATGTACTTCACTCCACCGTGGATGATTGCAGTTATAGGGGCGTTTACTGGAATAGGTGCAGGAAATTTTATCTCAGAAATAATACACACCCTGAGAAATGAAGGTTTGTAGAGCATCAGGATGTTTTCGTCCGGTGTTCAGCCATGGTTTTTGTCAATCACACCAAAGACAAAGGACTGATGAAAAGTATCTCAGAAAACAAAAAGAGTCCAAGGAGAAGCGATTCACACCACAGAAGAAGATGGAAGCAGAGAAAATACCGATAGAGAAGAGTTTTGGCTACACAAACCAGATGGAGATGTTTCTGGACTTGTGGCATGACCGTTATGTGTCAGGCAAGGGTATCATTTGCCCGTTTACGGGAGAGAAACTTGACAGATTTAAGGGGACACCGTATTTCTGGAATGTATTTTCACATATCTTGAACAAAAAGAACTACACGTATTTCCGGCTTAATCCTGTAAATATTATGATTGTTCATCCTACATTTCATAGAATTGTGGATCAGGGTAGCACAGATGATAGAAAAAGGCATCCAGGATGGAAGTTTGACGCATGGGACGCACTTGTCATTGACATGAAGGAGCAATACCGGAAGTTTAAGATTGAGAATCACCTTGCATGAACCAATTAAAACATAACAATGGAAAAGCTACTGACTATCTTAAAAATCATCGGATGTATTTTGATAATGCCATATATCATTTATCAGACATGGAGGGCATTCAAGTATCACGATGATATAATGTTGGATATTTATTACGATAACCTTAATTTTTAACCAAATGAAAGCCAAAATCCTTGAAATTAAAGCAAGAGCAGAAAAGCAACTTGCAGAATGGGACTATCCAAATGAGCATTATATTGAAGCTCAGGGTGCTTTGATGGTTTGTAATGAGCTATTGAAATCCCTTCCCGACAGTAAAGATGAAGACTTAGAATCATTAATGACACATGATAAAGAAACTATTGCAAAATGGTATCTTGACTTAGTTAAGAGAAGTAAGGTTGTGACGGATGAAATTGAGAAAGCAATCAATGATATGATAGAATCAAAACTTCATATCAAAGGTTTTAAAGAATGGATGATTGAAAAAGGATATGATCATAATAACTCATATACTGAATTTTATATTGATCAGGATGGAGGTGTTAGGGCATTTACTATTGATGAGCTTTTTGATCATTGGAATTGGAAGTCAAAGCTTGTAAAAAAGATGAGTTATTCACAGATACGAAATTTATAGGCACTCAGAGACAATAAAATAAAATAAGATGAAAGCAGTAAATCAAAAGTACATTTATATTGAAGGTAAACAAAATGGAGATTGTTGGCGTGCTTGTATGGCTTCAATACTTGAATTAGAAATTGATGTTTTTCCAGAATGGGACGTTAATGAGCCATTTGATCAATATTACCCAAAAGTGTTTAATGTACTTAAAGGATATGGTTATGAGTGGGGATCAATAAACATTGCAGAAACAAAAGAGTATAATTTATTAGATTATAGTATTGATGGTTATGTTATTGCAGTGGGTAAAAGTCCAAGAAGCAATGAAGAAAGATTTAATCATGCTGTTGTCTGGAAAAATGGAATCGTACATGATCCGCATCCTGACAATACAGGCATATTAGACATTATAAATTTTGAGGTACTTATGAAAATCACTAACAAATAGGACTATGAAAGACGAAGAAATATATTACAAACGGGTTTACATTCGCAGTGAAGCGGATTTGCCGAAAGGAAATGGAATGTATTTTTGTATGGATAAAGATAGAAAATACATAGGAGACAGGTCATTTGAAAAAGATGATAAAATAGGTTATAGAATCTGGAGGGATGCTGTTGACTGGTACTTACTTCCTATTTCTCAGCCAGAACTCAGCAGGGAAAAGGTTATTGAAGTTCTGCATGATTATTTGGATGGTTATATTGATAATACAAGAATAGAAGATATCGCCTCTGAACTTTACTCTGATACCGGACAGAGAGAGAAAATAGTAATTTGCGATGGTTGTAATGTTAGAAAACCATTCGAACATAGATGTCATGGAGAGGGATGTAATTGTGATAATCCCGTTTGTATGGAATATCAAGGCAGAATTACACACGAACAGTTAATGGATATTGTCAATGGTAAAAGTAAACCACCGAGTCAAGAGCCTAATATCAATACTCCCTTTTTCGGCAATAGTGGTGTTAAAATTCCGATAAGCCAAGAGCCTCAGACAAGCGCAGAGGAAAAACTTGCAAATTCTATTCCTATATTTGATTTTTCTGATGCCGAATATGATAAAATGTCAAAAGGTGAAATAATTAATTGGTATAGGAAATGTCATAAAATGATGTTACACTATGCTACCTGCCCGACCGACAAAGCCATTATAGAGAAGCAAAAAAAGACTGAAAAGTTCACAAATTTTCCAAATAAAGAAGGATGTTGGTTAAGATTGAATGCAGGACATAGATTAGAAGTTCATAATGTATTTAAAATCCCAAAAAGAAAAGGATTGTTTATTGTTTGGGGTTTTGGAGGAGAACAAGATAACTGTAATATTATGGAAATAAGAAATAAACTTGAAAGGTTTAATTGGATTTATTTTGAATCAGAGCTATTAAAGTTGAAGGATAAGAGTAAGCTATGAAAAACTGCAAACATTGTTCATCAAGTGGATTGTATGTTGATTGGAATGGATATTACGCCGTGCCTGTACCATGTAAATACTGTAATGGAACCGGATGGATAGATGAAGATGAAAAAATTACTATTCCACGAAAGTACGTAAAGGATGACTATTTTGAGGATAAGAGTAACCAATAAACAGAGATATGAAAAAGATTGAAAAATTAGATTTTAGATTACATGATGCAGCAAATTATACTGATGCTCATGAATTGGCCGGAGTAATCAATCAACTTATTGATAAGATTAATGAACTTACAGAAAAAGTTAATCTCCTTAATCCTGATGTGGATGATGATTTTGATGATGAAACTGAATAACAACTAAACCTACAACTATGAAAAGAAAACACGGATTATCAAAAACCAAACTTTATTATGTTTGGAGAGGAATGCTGGATAGATGTAAAAAACCAATCTGTAAATCGTATAAAAATTATGGAGGTAGGGGTATTTCAGTTTGTAATAAGTGGAATGATTTTATGATATTTAAAGACTGGGCTGATCATAATGGATTTAATGAGACATTGCAAATAGACAGGATAAATAATGACGGAAATTATGAACCTAATAATTGCAGATTCGTTACACGTAGCGAAAATCAGATAAATAGAAGACATCGTGATAGTGTTTGTATCCAGAAAAGAAATAATTGTTCTACATATCGTGTTTCAATAACCAGAAGACCTAATACATATAGTTTTCCTGCAAAAACGTATGAAGATGCTGTTGAGATAAGAGATAATTTTTTAAAACAAGAAAAATTAAATAAATGAAAAAGTATAATTGGACGAGACACGGAATGGAGATTGATGTAAAAGGCAAATATATCCTTGAATCGGATGCCAGCCAGAGATCAGAGCTGACAGATGAGGAGATAGAGAAACAATATCCAATTAATTTTCATCATGAGACCCATGATCAAACTTGCAGAAGACAAGGTGCTAAGTGGGCAAGGGACAGACAGAAGGGGTTAACTGAAATCAAAGACAAATGAACTACATAGCTTCACCAAGAGCCTCTGAAGTGGCGATGCAGATGATATTCAAGATTCTTTGGGATGGGATGCCGAAGAAATCCTTTGTGACAGGCTTGTGGTTGCGTAGCTATGTCAACACCCCGCTATGGAATAATTGTTTTCTCCATGTGCTTCCGGTTAAGCAGTCTCCGTACTTTCGATTCCTATATGCAAATATCATTCTCGTGACACCTGCAGAGAGAGCACTTTATGATCAATGCACACCTGAAAGTTTAATCCACTATTCCTTGGAGATAGAAGAAAAGAGCAGAGGTAAAGAGACAGCCAGATGGGATGCGGTTAAGGAATTGGAAGAGGAATTGAAGGTGCTTTACAAGAAACATTTTCCGAGCACACGTGGGATGTCCTTGAACTATACATACACTTTGGAGGATCAGGAAAGAATAGTTGGCAAGTTGAATCGTGAATTTTGGGATGGCTTCAAGTAGAGTTGAAGTGTTTTCATAAGTCCAGAGAGTTTGTCAGAAATGGCAGGCTCTCTTTTTATTTCAGAAATTAGTTTATATTTGCATAATAAATTACTTCCATGCCACAAGTAAGACTGCAGAATCGCACCGGAAGAAAAGTCACAGACGGGGAGTTGGTCAGACTCTACCCGGGAACCACCGACTCATTCATTGTAGCAAAACTTAGCGAATTTGGCATCATAGGAAGCGTTTCAGGCACTATACTCACAGGACAAGTCGGAAATATCAATCTTATCAATACCGTTGATTATTCAAAGCTAACGGGCATTCCTGGTGAATTTCCTCCGGAGGCACATACACATCTATATTCAGATATTGAAGATCACCCATCATTCTACACTCAGGAAGAGTTCCAGACTCCCGGATGGTATCTCTTTGAAGCAGTCAGCAATAGTCAGTGGGTACAGATCAAGGTTCTCCGGCACAGGGATGATGTTATGACGTGCATAGTACCTTTCCCTTGCCTGTTCATCCGGGATGTTCACAGACACCTCTACCTGAGTTCTGAAGTCAATCCTTACCAGCTTAGTAGCCTTTGATGAGGGAATAATCCTTTTTTGACGTGGTGTGTAGTGACTCATTGCCATTCGTTTTTATTAAGTGCAAAGTATGTACAGAGGAAGCCACTGGCGAGGGTAGCCATGACATATACAAAGGCCATCGCAACTATTTCTGATGTTGCAGTGAGGTAGATGTTAATTACAGTAAAGATGCTGAATAGAATGATCAGAAGGATTCTTCTCATGGTCTGAAGTGATTGATTAAGAAACTTAAAATACCAAATAGTATCAACAGGATGATTACTCCTGCAAATAGACATCCCACGGCTTTTAAGCCATCGGCTGGATCAGGGTCTTGAATAGGTTCAGTGTGTTTTTTCATAAGCGTTTTTGTATTTGTTTCCAGTAATTTTTAGTTGATTTCTTCTGCATGCCTCTATTGCCACCGTTCCATTCCCTGCTGATGCGCTCTAAATCAGTTCCGGTGCAGTAGTACATAAACACCTCTTTTGATTTATCAGTGTCAAACATATCAGTAACAGTGTACCTGATCCCTGTCTGCCTGTAATAGTCATCCAATCGGGACTTGCGGATTTGCACAATGCCGTATGACCATCTTTTCATGTGCTTATCCCCAATTGCATAGGGATTAAAGTTGCTTTCCACAGCACATGTAGCGTTCCATAGTGCCTCATAAGGCTTTATCTCCGGTGGTGCGAACATCACCATAGCCGGAGATGGAGGAGCCGTCAGAAGGGCACAAAACAAGCTGATTATTAAAGTTATTGTCATAAATCTCATTGTTCTTAATTTGGTTACAGTGTTTAGTTCAAAAAAAGGAGAGCCCCGGAACACACAAACCGGAGCTCAACCCTATCAGCCCAGATAGTTTACCTGAGCCTCATTATCCTGAGACTCACACCATCTCCAATAAAGAAGGCGGGTGATGTCATCAATAGCATTATAAATATCTCCAATCTCAGGGGATGTACGATCCAGCATGTTCCTGAAATACCTAGCCATCTCCTGAAGTGATCTGTTTGCGTACATGACCAGAGTATTGCCCGGTTCATTGAAGCCAAAGGGGTCACGGTAGAGGATGAGGACAATTAGACTATCCTCATGGGCATTATACAGAAGCATACCGGAGTTACTGGCGTCACGTATGAGCGCATCCAATACCCTGACCACATCACGGCATTTAAGTTCTGCCAGGAAGTCCAGAATAGCCTCATCATTATTAAAGATGATCTTCATCCGGTTTAATGGCTTTATTTCGGTGTCTCGCTGTACGTTCATTATGCAAAGATAAGCATTATTTGAAATTCAAATTTTAAGACCGATTTTAGCGTTCATCTGAGCATCCCTGAATCTGTCCGGGATTGTTACCTGGAACATATTTTTGAAGCGTACAACATCACTGCCCATCTCATTATACTTCTGAAAGAATGCAACTGCAGCCACCAGATATTCAGGTGTGAGGTGAAATATATCTCTGTCTGTGACTATTTCAACCAGGGAGTCAATGCGGGGTGTAGCGGAAGGTCCAGAGCCATTGTAGGCATCGAATATGAGTTTAACCCCATCCACGTAGATAGCGCACCACCCGATCTCTTTTGTATCGGATATGCGACCAACCATAACAGGCTGTGTTTGAATCTTAATGCTTTTTGTCATTCTGTATGTTTTTAATTTAACGATTGATCATTTTATGTATTCTCAATGCTCTGATCAGTGCAATGTTTTTATACTGAGCGTATTTTGCTCTGAGCTTATCATCGCAATTTTCACATAATTCCTCATTCAGCTTAATTCGGGTATTATCAGGGTCATCCAGCAATAGCTGACCACATTGTTTGCACACCCCTATTTCAAAATCCTTTCTTCTCTTTGATTTACGCATGATAACAGGCATTTCAGGCAGTTCTGGAATTGGTTCCGGTTCAGGAATCATCTCCATTTCTATCTCTCCAAATAAGTTACGTTGTACCATTATTTGCGCTTTATCTGATGGTTAGAACTTAAAATTTCCTGCTTTTATCCGTTCATAATATTCACAGGCTGGTATGATCTTATCCACCTGATCATCAAAGAACATCTCATCTCTTGCCGCTTCTATTGAATCATACAATACTGGCATTCCGGCATTTTTCCCGCTTGCATGGATGACTGCACCCAGGGCAGGGGGATCGAGAAGTAAAGAACACGCAATAAAGCGGTTCTGCATCTCGCTGGCTGTGTAAGATGGTTTATTCATAATTCTGTTATCTCTGTGCAAATGGTTTCATCTTCATAAATATTGCGGGGTTCTTCGGGATAAGGTAAGTTATCCAGTTCTTTTATTAATTCATGTAACGCACTTGTAATTTGTCCAAGTGTGCCGGATCCACTGATTTTAATTTCAAAGTTTTTCATTTCTGTGTATTTTTAAGTTTTCAAATTTTACCTACTTTCATTTTTGCAATACTATCCAATAATAAAACACCTCATTTCACCCCTATCCAGGTCATCAGGAGCCATAAAAGCACCCAATAGAGGGCAGAAGCCGGAATAAGGATAAACGGAGCATAAGCCCCTTTAATTAGCTTCCTGATCATTTTTTCACCGGGTTAAAGGGTTTAACAGATGGTAAAACGATCATCACCAGGCACACCCCAACAAAGAGGACTAAGGGCAGAACTAAGATTAATTGTGTGTTCATGTCATTAAAATTTAAGGTTAAAAAACTGTGGTTAATCCTGGTACATGCCCCCGATCAATGACCGGAGGCAGACCAAGAAAACCAATTAAACACTATTCAAATTCAAGCTGATTATTTACCGGATTAAAATATCTTTCGGTATGCCCGACAATCCGGCCTGTATGGTCCCGCATAGGGGCAGAAATAAAAATCCTGCCGTCTGCCTGTTTTTTAGTTTTAAACATGCTCATTGTCTGGTAAAAAAATCTGAGCGTGTCACGGGTGAAAAAGTACGGACTTGTAGTCTGTGTTCTTTCCTTAATTTCATAGATTGTCATACTCTTATTTATTAAGATCAGTTAATAAATAGGTTCCGTTGTCAATTTTTGCCTGTGTTTCTTTTTTGTCCTCCATTAAAAACTGGTTCCGATATTTGCCCGTTGTTTTGGAATAATCCCAGTATTTGCGGTCTAACTGTGTTTTTCCTTTGTTCGGGATGAACACAATAATTGAGGAATAAGACTGAAAAAATACCCCCTTTGGAGTTCTGATAATCATTTGATTTTTAACAGGTCCATTGTTCCCGTTAAACTGTTCAACTTTTACATTTACTGTTTTCATAGCGTTGATTTTTAATAAATAATTGATTAATACCCCACAAAGTAAAACTATAAATATCATATAAACAAGTAAAAAGCAATAATAATAATATAATAATGCAAAATAAATATATAAAAACATTTGCTTATATGATAAATACTTTATATCTTTGCTTCTGACAATAAACATAATAACACACACTAAAAACGCAAAAACATGAAACACACACAGTTAGAAACAAGAGAAGACAGTACCCGTAAAGGGTTGTTTATGCTCATTATGGCAGCCATTGCGCTGTTGATGATGGCATTTAGCTATTTACCTATATAATATAAGGTATATGAAAGCAAAATGCAGTAAATGCGGTGAATGGTTCCCGATCAGCAGGGAACAGAGGGACCTAATTGAAGAGGGTTATATATCTCCGGTAGATATTAACCTTTGCGATGAGTGCGCAGACATATTAAATGATGCGTATGATTACAGCTATGAACAATACAGTGACGCAGATAACGGACTATAAAACTAAGGACAATGGCAGCACTACCACAAATAAGCATATCAGGGGTTAATTTCTTTGTTGACTTCCGACTTGAAGAAATAAGACCAGTTAATGCCCCGTTTCTTTGCATATACTTTGATGATCTTGACGAGCAATATAAAAAGAAGATCAGAGGCATCAGGGCAGAGAGAGGACCGAACGCATATATAAAAGGATTAGACAATTAAACCACTAAACACCAAGACAATGAAAACAAAAACTATTTATAAGATTACTCACAATCTCAGAGAGTATAAAATAAAAGTCTATCAGACAGATTCACAGAGTAATTATAATTTATTTGTGTCAATGTTTAAGGCAGGGGAGAAAACGCCATTAATTGGCACCACCTTTAAAGATGACACAACAAAGGATAAAATAATAGATTGGTGCAGGAGTGCATTAAACCGCTCAGATATACAACAATTCATCATATAACAGGAGAGAAGCAAAGAACAGTAGCCCGGCACTAATCAGCCGGGTTTTTTGTTGTGCCCTGTCAGATCATTGAATGATGTATTTAACATTATCCGGCTCATATCCTTCTCAATATCATTGAGGACCTTAGTAGCTTTATTAGTCATCTTAATAAATACGGGTTGCTTAGAGTGAGCACACGACAAATATAAAATACCAGGGTTATACGTGTGCCTGGTTATATATCCCTTATGTTTAAGATCATTTAAAACGCATTGTTTTGACTTATAGATAAGATCCCGCAGTATTGGACCATTATAGATAACATCAGAACGCACCATGTTAACGCCCTGTTTAGTCACCTGATATAAATATGTCAATGTAAGGAGCTCAGAAGAAGTAAGGCCGGAATGAATACGGGCAAGATCAAAACACCAGTAATTAAGAACACCCCGTTTAAATAACTCTTTATGTGTGTACAATGACGACCAGATAAAACTAAACACCCTCATAAAAACACCCTTATTAAAGTCATCCAAGCTATTATAAAGACTATTCAAGGATTTAGATAGAAGAGGAGGAGAAGAGGGAGAAAGGGCTGATTTGACCCGTTTCAGTTGTTTTGGCGGTATTTCTCCGGTCATACGTACATGATTAAACCAATTATTCAAACGTCAGACACTTAAAACCACAATATTAAACACTTTTTAAGTTAGTTAGCTTGCTATTTTACATAATATTATAGCATTAAATTGAGTAATAAACTTACTCAATCCGCTTCAAACGCCCATTGCATAAGGCAATGAGTGAGGTGAATAAATGAGTAATAAAACTACTCATTATGTCAGCCCCAATCAGCCTATAATTAATATTATGTCAAATAGAACATTTCCCTGGGCATGGATGAGGGCACAGTATTGCATCTGGTTGAGCTCTGCCCCTACCCTATTAGATTATATTACAATGCGCTTTGTTTGGCACGATCAGGATAGAAACGCTTTGCAGGTCCATATAAAAAGAGGCGCAAACCGTTTGCCAGGGGGCGGGGTCGGAGATTTGATTTTCGGATCGAGTGCGCACCCGCAAACACATACATTGACTACCAGCGCATACTCACTATGGTTAAATTGGTATTTTTGGTAGATTGTTGATAAAAAAGTGCCAAAAGATGTTGGTAAATGAAACAAGGTTATTATCTTTGTCAAAATAAGGCGGTAAATGCGACACCGTTTTAAGTAATTAGTAATATGAAGAAGGAAAGGGGTAGGGAAATGTACATGGTGGTAGATTTGGAAGGCAAGTCTATTGGTGAAGATTTAGAGGATTGTTTGAAAATAACCTGCAGTAATAAGAAGGCATTAAGTACGGCCACAGGGATAAGGTATTATAGGCTTGTTTACGTGTTTAAGAGGCAGAAGAGGAGTTATCTTATTGAGAATGGCAAGATGATACTAAAGAGTGAGACATATTACAAGGGGAGTCAGCCGGGGGGATTACAGAATCAGAAGTTGATGTTACGAGGGAATGATTATTAAACCTATAAAAACTGATGTTATTATGAAAAAGAAGAATTACAAATCTGATGAGGATTATCGGTATCGGGGACCGAAAATGACAGTGATGCAGCCTGTAGTTGTTAATGTGGATAACGTGCCTGCTTCTTCAGAACGTGGCGATGCATCGGGGATAGATGAAATTCCCATTCCTGACGTAAATTTAGACAACAGGGAAGATGGGAAGTAAAAAATATTGCATATCTTTGGAGTTGGATAGGTCGGGGTCATGTCCGACTGATAAGGGAAACCAGAACTCCTTTCCAATTCCTTTTATGTTCTGGATTTATTAAAACTGGGAATGATGAAAACAATACCACTTACAAGAGGATTAGTTACAATGGTCGATGATTCGGATTACGAATGGTTAAACCAATGGAAATGGTTTGCTCGTAAAAGCAGAGATACTTATTATGCGCAAAGAAACACAACGAATAAAAAAGGTAAGCGGATTATGCTATTAATGCACAGGGAAATAATGAAAACCCCCGACAATATGCAGACAGACCACAAGGACTGGAATGGATTAAATAATCAGAAATATAATTTAAGAAATTGCACTGTAAATCAAAATAGGAGCTGGATTAAACCCCGAGGTAAAATCCCTTATCTCGGAGTCAGTGAACATAGGTGGTTTAAAAAAAAGACTAATACTTTTGAAATTTCTTATTCTGCAACAATAACCCATAATGGGATAATTTACGATCTTGGCTGTAGCCGGGATCCTGTAATTGCGGCAAAAAGATACGATGCTAAAGCAAAAGAACTTAAAGGTGAATTTGCAAACTTAAATTTCAAATAATTACTATGGAAATAGAAAGACTGAGCAAGGAGGAGTTTATTGACACCATGAGGGGTGAGCCTACGGTGAGGTTTACCAATATGGGTCTTGTGCACTTCAATAAAGCTGCGGTGAAGCATCTGGGACTACTGGATAAGAAAAGTGGCTATGCTACGGTGAATATGTGTAGAGATACCAAGAATAAGTCTGATTTTGGTGTGTTCGTTGATACAGAGGGATGGCAGTTAAGAAAAGAGTCATCCGGTGGTGCGGTGTTTAACAACGTGGGACTGGCAAGACATGTCATTGATGCAACATGGGAGAGAACGTGTCATGGTGTGGGTGTGGATAAACCCTCATCGGTGGTGTTTCGTATTGCGAGATTACCCTTGGATGATGATAAAAATAAAGATGTGTTTGCGTTGCTTCGTAAAAAAGACTAATTTTACACTGTAAATGTATGTTAAACTAAAACGTAAGTATCATGGCAGTAGTAAGAGAATTTAAAGTAAAAGCACGGGTCAGCTACATTCTTGTAGAGGTGACTGAGAGAGGATCATCCAAGGCCGGAAGAGAATCGGGAAGGCAACTTTAGTACCATGCCTCCATGCCGGAGATAACCATTGATAAAGATGAGTGGGACCGTAGGCTTGCCGATGCCACACTTGTCCTGCACGAAGGATGGGAACTCGATAATGACGGTCCTCCGAAAGCCGTATCCGAGGATGTCACCCTTCTGACAAAGAATAGCGTAACACTTAATGGCAGGGTGTCCACAGACGGACAAGCAAGTTGTGGATTTGTGTATGGCACAACCAGGGATGTCAACACCAGCACTCAGGATGCAGCAGAAAGTCCCGTGGCAGCACTCCACGATGACGAACCGATAACCGCTGCAATAGCAGGACTGACCCCCGGAACAAAGTATTATTACAGGGCATGGGCTAATACTGCAGGTCTCTTTACGAGATATGGCAACGTGAGGAGTTTTGTAACACCTCTTGTATGATAAAAAAGTTCTTTGAAGTCGGATAAAAATATTCCCTTCGACAAGGAAATTAAAGACGGATGTCAACCGTTATCCGGTAAGTGACCATAAATCTGTGTTATTGGTCAGCCTGAAACCCGATGAGGATAAATGAGGGTGCGGAAGAGTTGATGCCGATTTTGGAGAACTCATATAATGTAATTTATTTTTCTAAACATAGTTTCTAAACGTAATTCTTTTTTAATCATGGCAACAAACATTAAAGCGAGGGTTTACCTCAATTGCCGGGTGAATGTCGAGAACACAGTTGTGGCTCATACGACACATGGTCCCAAAGAAGGAGCACAGTGGCACGACATGCACAAGTGTGTCACCACATGTTCCCTGAGTGAATGGCAGTGGAGGCTGGCAGCCGCTAAGAGTATTCTCTGCAGTGGCACAACTGACTACACAAGCTATGGCGATGCCATTGGCAGTGGGTGGGTTTAATTAATCCATCAGAACTATGATAAAGAAGGCAGTATTTTCTTATTTCAATCCTGATGAAACCTTCGGCAACAGGGCAGGATTCAATAAGTTCAGTGATTTTCTATTCACTCAGTCACTATCAATACTCTGCGCCTCCCGACACTTTAAGGAGGTGCAGTTTATTTCTTCTGACTGGGGCGTGGATGTAATCAAGGCACTCGGGCTACCCATCACAAGCTATTCCAATAAGCTCAATGAGATGAAAGAGGTGTCCCGGTTCTTCTGGGCATACGGCAAGCTACTTGCATATAATGAGCAGACTACACCGTTTGTACATATCGACAATGACGTGTTCCTATGGGATCCGCTGGCACCAAAGATTCTCAATGCCCGTCTGTGCTTTCAGAGCCATGAGCCTATGCATCTTGTCGGCTACCATTACTACAATCTCTTGCGTCCGTGTTTTAACAAAGCCAAGGTCAAACCTCAGATCATCGTGGATAACCCCGTGACGGACTTTGCGTATAACTGCGGGATATGCGGTGGACATGACATGGATTTCTTCAAGGAGTGGCTGAAATGCTCTCAGGAGTACATCTTTGCACCGGAGAACCAGAAGCTATTCTTTAAGACCTATGGTGACGTGATAATCCACCAGAACTTATTCCATGAACAGTATTTTGCCGCATCACTTATCAAGGCACATGGACTAAGGCCGGAGGTAAAAGTTATTAACAAAGATGCCAAAAAAGCAGGGGAAGACCGTGGGCGCAAGTACACCCATTATTGGGGTACAACAAAGACGGATCGTGGCAATATGGCACGTGTGCGTATGCGACTGCATGATGAAGATTATGCAATGTACAACCGTGTTGATAAGTTTTGCAGGGAAAATGAGATTTGAATTGTAATTAGAAAATAAAGTTTATATTTGTGGTGTACTAAAAGCGTGACGTATGAAAACCAATAAAAACATTTCATTAAGATATTGCCTCCGGGCATCAGATACCACAACGGGTCGGTCACGCTTCCTAATGTGGTTTTCTTTTGTCTCGGAGGCATCCTTTTTAACTAAAGCGTGGCAAAATGGCAAGACAGGATAAAAATGTTGTGGATTATTTTCCACACCAATGTGAACATGGCAAGACCCTGTTTATATTGGATAGCAAACATCCATTTAAGGGATATACGGTGTGGTTCAAAACTCTTGAACTGCTTGGTAAAAACAACAATCATTTTATTGATTGTCGGAAGAAAGAAGATTGGCAATATTTATCTGCCTATATGAATCTTTCTGAACAGGAATTACAGGAAATTTATGATACTCTTGCTGATCTTGGAGCAATTCATTTTGAACTCTGGGAAAACCGGATTATTTGGTCGCTGAATTTTATAAAAGGAATAAAGGAAGTGTACCGAAAAAGGAACAGGATGTGTCTGAGTTTTACTGCTATTTGTGAAGAATTGAAAATTAATCTGCGCCAGAAATACAATCAAAACGGTATATTTGATGCAGAAAGCGATATTTCTGCGCCAGAAACATCATAATCTGCGTCCAAAGTACACAAAGTAAAGTAGAGTAAAGTAGAGTAAAGTAGAGTAAAGTAGAGTAAAGTAGAGTATAGTAAACTAAAGTAAAGTAGAGTAAAGAATTAAGAAGCAATTTTTTCTCTTTTTAAAAAGAAATCCAAATCCAAAAACAGGT